TGATTGTCACTGCGATCATGGTGTAAGTGGTTCCGGCTGCAAAAGTTCTGATCCGGTGCTCTGTTCCGGTTGGGTTAAGTTTTTGTAAAGTTTGACCGAAGAGAAACTTTGAAACGGGATTTGCGACTGACTTTGTGGCTGGTGCTGCGGGCATAAATCTTTGTGTCTTGACTGTCATTTTGGGCTCCTCAGAAAATTTATTCTGATAAAATTCTATCACCCGACCACTGAATGTACATAGTAAAAATGTAATGATTTGTAAAGACTATCACATTACATTTCATTACATTCTGGATTAGAATGCGCAAGCGGTAAGTTCGTCGAGAATTTTTTGGGCTTCGATGTAGGTTTCGGAAGATCGGGCGCCGGATCCCTTGAAGTTGAAAACTGAACCCTGGTAACCAAAAACGCGCACCTGGTTGTATTCATCTCCGCGTGCGAAATATTTGGCTCCGGTTCCGTCGGTTCGTGCGAGAATTCCGGTTGCGTTTAGGGTCCACTCTACGCCGTTGGAGAAATTTCCAGTAACTGAAATTTTGGATGATCGCCAATCGGGGGTAACCCAAACTTTTGCATTCTGAAGCTCGACCCAAATTTCGAAATTTTCTCTTGAAACAAACTTTTGCTCGCTCATTTTTCTCTCCTTGGATTGATTATGAGACAATTCTATCAACGAACGCCCCAGGTGTACATAGTAGCAGTGATGACAAATGTAATGAGTATTCTATGACAAATCATTACATTTTGGTTGATTTGAACTTTGGAAACGTACTCCAGGACTGAAACACCTCCAGTGACATCCAGGTGAGGCCTGGTGACATGTAAGTATTCAGATGTATATTCTATCATCTAACTATGCTGCGTGTCTCTGGTCCTCACTCAGAAATAAAAAATGGGACCCTTTCGAGTCCCAAGCTTTTATTTTCTTGATTTTTTTATGCGTTGAAGGTTTTCATCGCGTTGCGTAATCGGGTGATCGCCTTCCGCATGTCCATGTATGTGAATGATCCCGGAACCTTGTTTTCAATCTGGTGCTGAATTTCTAAGCATCGGGCCTGGGTAACTCCGAAGGTAGCCAGCTTTTCTCGTCTTGCAACGAAGTAAGGGTCTGAAGAAGTGAAGAGGTGTTCACTCGTGCCTTCGGGAAGTTCTCTCCAAATCTCTTCGGGAAGCCCGTCCTGCATGATGAGGTTCAGGGTGAAGAGCATCCGATCTCCCACAACTTCGAGGAGGCTTTTCGATGCGAGGTTGTAATTATCCTTGCGGGCCCAGAAATTTCTTCCGGGATTTTCGGGGCAAACCTGAACTTCACAACCGGTCCAAACTTGCCAGTGATCTCCGGGTACGCTCTCCCACATTCCGTCTGAAATTTGCCCGGCGAATTCGGTAACGAAGAGAATTTTTTCTTCTTGGGTGGAAACTTTTAAAACATTGAGGGTGGACTTGGTGGACATTTTTTTCTCCTTGAAATTTGAATTGGTTGATTATGAAACAATTCTAATTCGATGCCACCAGATGTACATAGTAGAAATGTAATGATTTGTAATGAACGTCTCATTACATTTCATTACATTCTGGATCCCATCCCAGCAGCCAATAAATTGAGGCAACTGCGGGAAACGTTTCGTCAATCGCCCCTGCCGCACTCATGATTAGGGGCTCGAACTCCGTTGCAATGATCATCATATTGTAGAACGCGAGTGGTTCGAGTTTTCCGGTTTCCTCACTTTGGTCAATTACCTTCGACAGGATCGGTAAAACTGACTTGTTGCCCCAAATATATTTCCACATCCCTGAAGCGACCTCGACAGAAAACTGATCGTCGAGTTTGACCTCACCGTTTTCGTCCATCGTTGATCTGATTTTTTGGATTGTAAAGAGCATCGTGCGAAGGTGTTTCATTGCAACTGACTGTTTCATTTCATTCCTCCAATTTTGACTTCCAACTTTCTCGGCTGCCGCGGAATGATTTGAACCTTCGTCCGCCAATTGTGAATTGGTGGGCAACCCGGGTCCATCTTTAGAACGGATTGTCCGTGCTGGTTCCAATTTTTTTGAACCTCGCCATCGCGGCATTCGAGAACTTTGGAAGTTCCCGATCGAGGTGGATAACTTGTCCTCCTTTTCAACATAGCGTCCAACTGGTTTACTCCTGTTGGTCTCGCCGCACTTAGTTGAACCGGGTATCCACTAGGTCTCGCTCGATCGGGTAGGACTCAATCTCGGTAGAGTCCAAAATAACCGTCGTACTTGGGCGCTTCTTCTCGTAGAGGTTCAAATCTTTGAACTTGCGGACGGTCTCGATCACGCTGGATCTTCCCAAGTTTTTGGAGGTATTGGCGTTCGTCATCCTCCGTTGCGGATTATGGCCTGTCACTCCGCTTTCCCTCACTTGGTCGCACCCATTGGGACGTAGAGGATCGACTCGTTGCCCAACTTAACGGGAGAAAATTTTCTGGATTGAGCACTTTCAGCGGTGGCCAACTTTTCGGTTCGGAACCAATCGTTTTCAATTTGGAGAGTGAAACTCCTGCTCCTCATTCCCGACCAAAGGAATTTTACCGAAACTGGTCTGTTGGCTCACCTTTGAAAGTGCTCAATCTGATTTTTTCTCTGAAGCCCAGAACTCTTGGTTCTGCTTCGCCTGTTACGACGAAGTGGTGCGAGACCGGTTCCCTCTTGGGGAATTTCTTATCTCCGACATTCTGTCCGGTTCCCATTAGGACTCCTCTTGTGGCTTCGGAGAAAAAATCAGATTTGAAAAGGGATTGGAAGCTACAGGCTTACGTCTCTCGGTTCCGCCTTGAGAGCCGGCATTTGTCTCCGGTCTTCTGGTGGAGGGTAGACTTTCGGCTTCGCTTCCGGTTGTCCCGGATGAACCCGCTCCCTCCCCTGGCTGTTGATCCCTTTTCAAAAGATTGGAAGGCCGGTTACTCCTACCCACCCGGATTGGGACTTCCTGTCGTCACCGGGGTTATCGGGTGAGGTCGTGGTCACTTGCACGTTGACCTCCAGAACGTTTAGGGAAAAATCTTTCCCCGCATTTGGTGCCTGAATGCGTCTCCGGCAATCTCGGCGAGTTCGAAAATTTGGTTGTAAACTTTTCCAAATCCCCAAACCGCTACCGCGATTAGAAGGACGACCAGGATCACCATGAGGATCACCAAAATGGCCCTCATTCTTTCCTCCTTTCATATTCACTTTGTAATGTTCAATCGTACAGAAGCAATTCTATCACGACGCCTGCAGATGTACATAGTAAAAGTGTAATGAAATGTAATGACTTATGGTATGACGAATGTCATGATCCATTAAGGAAAGTATGAAGCATTTTATATTCTAAAATAGATGACCTTGCGATTTTTTTCACAATCTCATTGATGCACTCGTTTCGATCAACGATCATCTTTGTTTTGGACTCCTCATCGAGCGCGAGTTCGGCGTTAACGATAAGTTCACCTACACGTTTCCGCAATGTGGATAATTCCTTTTCAATACGAAGAATTTTATCTTCATAATCTTTTCGTGACCACCATTGCTCCGGATCATTTCCTTCAGTGTTGAGTTTGGTATAAATGTTGATCCCACCTTCGCGTGCCTTTTCACCGGGAACTTGCATTTCGCCTAACTTTATAAAGTAAGCGATCGCTTCATCAAACGTTTCGAAAATGATATCACACATTTCTAAAATGAATGAATGATTATGAATATTCTCTTTCCCAATTACGGCCACGGTGTGCTTCCCACTTTGGAAGGCCCATGCCAATTCACAAACCGATCCGATTGATACTCGTTCTTTGGCATTCAGAAGATTGACGAAAATGATATCGACCATCGAAACCATCCACCGGTCTCGTCCCATGATCGCTCGATTCGTCGACATCGGCATCCCATCATAACCGTGAGCCTTGAAGGCAATTTCATTCCTCATATAATCTTTCCCTACCATCGGATTGAAAACCTCAAAATGAGGGCTAAGGAGTGCCGAAACTTTTGAATAGTATCCCACTACCTCGTCATACGATAAACCACTGATTGGTGACGCACAATAAATTCTCATTCCTTTACTCCGTTTCAATTGGGGTTATGTCCCACCCAGTTATATGAGCGGGAACGGCAAGCACAAAATCAAATATCGGAAATTTTTGGGCAGTCGCTTTCAGGCGTGCCATCGAATAGGCAAAATCTCTTTGACTTTTTGAGGCCTTTACCTCGACGATGATTAAGGTTCCGTCTTCAAATTGATGGATAAAATCAGGTGTATATGACAATGATCCTACCTTGAAAGTTATCCCCTCATATGAAATTATTTCTGACATCTTCCCAAAGTGGCCAAATAGGGCATCGACACTCTCCCTTATCCAAGTCTCTTCGGTCTTCGACATCCCTTTGGGGACGTTCCCAACAATTCTTGTTTTTGCTTTTTTCATAATGTCCTTATCCTAAGTGGCGTGATGAAAACTTTTTGAGGGTGACGTAAAATTTTGCCTTGTCATCAACGAGGTCACTCAATTCCGACAATGATGTAATCTTATATTCTAGATTTGCAATTTTCTTCACCTGTGACGGTGAGGCCTCGTCAACTGGGAATGGAGGAACCAAAACCGTTCGCCCACTTACAAAGAACTTTCCAGCGCCAAGGATACCGGCGTAATCGTTGTCAAAAACGGTTACAGTGTCCATCCCATTTGTAATCTCTAAAATTTTGGCAACCGATCCCGCTCCTATTGCCGCAATGGATTTTAGATTACCTCGATCAAGTCGAAGTGCTCCAAAAAATCCTTCAGTAATAAAGATGCGATCCCCTCTCTCATATCCTAGGGCCGTGACGAGCGGCCACCCCCCTGGCTTTTCTCCGATTATTTCATATTTGGGAGTTCCCTTGTACTTCCTAATCTGACCCCCAACCATTTTTCCTCCAAGATCTCTGAAGATCACACCCACTCCAATCCCCAAATCAAGAATTTCAAATCTCTTAACCTGCTCGTCGGTGACGTGACGCGATCTCAAATATGGATTGTCTAATGCAAGGGGGGCATTCACAATTTCGTCCCACGTTTTTCGCGTGTCGATCTTCCTTTTCAATGATGATGGAATTGTATCGACCTTCACGATGTATCCGCCGGTGGCCGCTGCCAATTTCTGAACGTTGGCCGACTCTTGGCAAGCGAAGCAGTAAAATAATCCCTTTTCCAGATTGAACGTTGCGGATGGGCTGTGATCATCATGGAACGGACACAAGCACGAAGCCTCTCCCTCTGAATAGGAAGAGACTTGGAGCCCCAAAGAAATTGGATCGAAATACGTTACCATAATTTTCCAGGTTTTGGCTCGCTATCATCAAGTGATCCCAAAATCGTTTCATCGGTTACCCTCATCGTTTCAAAATCGATGTAGGCGACCGTCGCGATTGGGGGTCCGTATCGGTTTTTCACGAGTTGGATTTCGACGCGGTTCTCAATCGCCTTGTTGGGTACAATGAACATTACCTTATCCGCATCCTGGCCAAGAGCATCTGAATACGCGATATCCTCTGGATCGTATTCGTCTTTTTCGCCAACACGTTTTGTTTGGGTGACACCAAGAATGGGAACCTCTAGGTCCATCGCAGTCTGTTTGATTGCGTTCGAGACTGACGAAACTTTTTCCCATTTTGCCGCAAACTTGGTATCGGATGACATGAGGTAAACGCCATCGATCACGACCGCGTCCACGCCAAGGTTTTTGGCCATCACCCCCACGTCGTTCGGAGTTGCGAGACGTTTTAGAGGAACGAGAATTTCGCCTTTCCCCTCTTTCGCACGTTTTGCTGATAACTCCAAAACTTCTCGAAGTGCCTCAGGCGTCTCTGTTCGCAACCTCATTGGATTGAAACTCGAAACCATTCCATCGATCCGACCAAAGACATCCCCCGCCAACATTTCGTTTGAGACGTACAAAATTCTTTTCTCTTGCAACCACCAACAATATGTAATCCATTGCGCTATCGTAGATTTACCGGCACCGAGTCGGCCCACTATCAGATCGAAGTCTCCCGGGGCAGCCCCTCCCGTTACCTTGTCGATCAATTTGAACCCGTAATCGAGACCCTTGGTTCTAAAATAAAGTGTTCGATCGTATGTGGAAAACTTTGCCACACCCGATGTCAATGAAACAACCCTCAAAATTTCATGAAGGATATCTAAAGGGATTGCCTCTCCACTTCTTATTTTTTCTTCAACGTTTGCTATTTTACGAAGAACAAACTCGTTAGTTTTCCGTTCAAGGGTTTCTTCAAGAATGTCCTTAATTGGAATTCCACTTATCCCTCCAATTGGAACAAAATGAGGAAACTTTCTAGTAACCCGTTTTACATGTGGTGATTTTGAAAAGTGACGTGTATATCCTATAATCCACGTTATGACCCCCGACTCAAAACTATTGAGAAGCTCACGAGGAAAGTCGACAAGGTGCTCTATGGTCTCTTCTTGAAGACACGCAGTGATGAGCTCATTCATAGAATATCCACCTTGAGTGCCTTCCCACTATTCTTTTTTATTCGGACGACGACCGCTTGCCCGACTTTCAAGTCCATCATTTCTCGAGACCAGAATGATCCTTGTGGGGTTAAGTGATAAACCACGTAAGGCCCAAATTTAGATGTCTTTGATTTTTTCGATTCGATGATCCCAGCAATTTGATCCTTCCCATGGGTCGTCCTTTCAAAAAAGTCTAGCATCTTCTTAGTAGGGATGACAAATCCCAGAAAAGCTCTCTGGGCATCGATATTCGAATAGGTTTGAGTTACATCATCGGGCTTCAAGCCTAGTGTCTGGGCCTCACCTGGTATGCTTTCGAAGCCTCCGAGATGCAATAGCCCTAACCTCCCTCTTGCTTTTAGTGCCTTCTTTGGAACGACCGCCATGAATTGCTCAATTGACTCAAACTTCCCGCCAATTGAATTTCGTGCATCCAAAATCGCTTGTGCCCCGGGCATCCCTAAAAATTTCACACTCGTAAATGGAAGAAAAATCGTCTTTCCATCCGTTTCGTATTCCACTGATGAAATGTTTACGTGAGGTGGACGAATGAGAATTCCAGATTTGGCTGAGTCGGTAATGTAACTTTGTGCCATCGTAACGTCAACGTTCAAAATTGCCGAATAAAAATCTGCAGGATAGTGAAATTTCCACCATGCCATCTCCCACGCGACCATAGCGTAGGCCACAGAATGGGCTCGATTGAACGAGTATCCGGCGTGGGCTGCTAACTCCGTCCAAATTTGAATTGCGTCCTTGTATGGTAGCCCGCACTTACTTGCCCCCGCTAGGAAAGCGTCACGTAGTGCTGAAAACTTTATTTCCCATTCGGGACCACGTTCTTTGGATTTTACTATTATCCGTCGAGCAAGGTCTGCCTCACCCAACGAACCACCAGTTACCCTCGCATAGATTGCCATAACCTGTTCTTGGTACACTATCGCCCCATAAGTTGGAGCTAAAATGTCGGCAACAATTTCGGGTACTTCTCTAGGAGTCTTTTTCCATTGTGGATATTTTTGTGCAGACCCAACGTGGAGAGCCCCGGGTCGGTAAAGTGCATTGAGGGCGACCAGGTCATCAAAACAGTTTGGCCCCAACTCAATGGTCAGGTCTCGAATTCCATCTGAACCTGAGAATTGAAAGATACCTGCTACGTCACCTTTTCTGAATATTTCAAATTCTGGTCCATCATCAACTGGTTCGGGCGCGTGGATCCCAAATTTCTCTTCTAGTCTTCGCAAAACTGAAAGTGCCGATAAACCAAGCAAATCAAACTTGACGATACCCGCATACGAAAGTTCACTGTGCTCTCCCTCAACCCAGGCCGCTGCCATCGCCTCTCCAACCCGCTCAATTGGAACGGAGTCGGACGTGATGATGACCCCACCGGCGTGTTTCCCTTTGTGCCGAATTTGGCCACTAATTGCATTATATGCAAGTTCAAATCCCGTATACGTTTGACAAACGTGCTCAAATTCTTTCGACTCCGGTCCCATCTCCGCTGCATCGTGCTCATCTTCACGAGTTACACGATACGCTTTGGCTAAGTCATGAACCAAAATTTTGTGTGAGTACCTTGAGTAGGTCGCGATCGGAATTGCTGACCATTTTTTCCTTGCATACTCTAGGACCGCGTCTCGTCTCTCACTTTCAAAATCAACGTCGACATCAGGCATCCCTTTCCTTTCGGGGTTAAGGAACCGTTCAAAGGATAAGTTATACTTGATTGGATCGATACCAGTTATCCCCAAAAGAAAAATGACCAGTGATCCTGCCCCAGACCCTCTCCCAGGACCAACCCTTACTTTACTCTTTTTGGCAAATGAAATGATGTCATTAAGAATTAGAAAGTATGATGAATACCCCATATCCTCGATGACCTTCAGTTCATATTGAACTCTCTCGATGTATGTATCATTGAACCTGAACGGAGAACTCTCAAGAGCCTTAATGGTCATTTCTCTGAGGTTCTCTTTAGACTTCATCATTCGTGGCAACCGAGGTTCTTTCTTCAAAACGACCGGTTCAATTATCTCACCAAGAACTTGAGCATTCGTTACCATTTCTAAAAATTCACTCTTAAGAATTCCCGCCTGAACGGCACGCGGAGCAATTTCACTCGGTGTTTTCAGCCAAAGTTGTTTAGAGTTGTAAGTGAACCCGGCCTTCATTTGAGTCAAAACCGGATGGACATCGATATCCTTTTCATATGGAAAATGGACGTCGTTCGTGAGAACCATTGGTAGGCTCAATGCCTTAGCCAATTTCATTGGTCGTGACCATGAGTCGGTATCTGCAATGAACATTACTTCACTAAACATTCTGTCACCAAAAACGCCTTTCAATTGTGCTCCCAATTTTACCGCGTCGTCGAATGGCAGGTTATTCAAAGGTGATGAAACACACCCAGTGAGAAGGATCAGATTTTCGTTGTGCTCGATCAGTTGATCGATCGTGATTGCCGGTTTTCGATGTGTACTTGCGTGGCCAAGATTGTTGAGGGTAACGAGATTTTGGAACCCGTTATTTCCATTTGCCAAAACTGTGAAATGACCGGTTACGTCGCCAACTGAGACGTACATTTCACATCCCAAAATTGGTTTGATTTTATACATTTCACACGCGATCATGAACCGTACGGAGTTTGCCAACGATCCATGATCAGTAAGGGCAAGTGTTGAAAACCCCCTTTCCGATGCCGCAAAGACTAAACGTTCTACGGTACCTAATCCGTCCTTTATACTTGCGTCTGAATGAACGTGAAGGTGGGTGAATTTCATTTCAATTCTCCTGGTCGGTTGCCCAAGGGCGAAGGGTTTTCCTAATCGTGTAATCGGTGCAAAGTTTGTAATACTTTTCGAAAAGATCAGGGCTCTTTCGATTGATAAAGGCAAGGGCCAGATAACCAAGATTTTTGGCGAACTGAGAATACATTCTTGAAATGAGGTCCTCATTGTCGACGTTGAACGGGTCAGTGTAAAGGTTCCAAAGACGGATCAACTCAACGTTACCGATTGCGGGCATTTCCTGCATCACAATTGTCCACCTATTTTCTGGTTGGGCAATGATGTCATCAGCCATCGAAAAGTGACGCTCGTACAGGTGGAGTGATCCGGCATTATGATAATATCTTCCCAAAATCAAACCCAACCGTCTCGCCACGTATTCTTGGATCATCGTGAAAACGAAAAGATCGTATGTCAACCCCCAAACGATGTCATTCGATCTCATCGTGACAATCGAATGAAGCTTATTTTCTCTAACAATGAATTGCATTGATAACGTGCAAGGGGTGTTCACTCCGCCACCGCCATTGAGGTCAATCTTCCCATCATAAAAGGAAATTACCGCACGTCGAGAATTTTTATCCTTCCCTAACAATTCAATTACCTTTTCAATTTGGTCAATCTCGCCAACAATTCGTGGCCCGTAAGCGCCATCGACATAGATGCCGTCAGATGAATACTTATCATAATTACTGATATAAGTTTGGAAAAACGACACGCGCGCCTCTCCCATCAAAATTCCCAACCATTCAGCAACCCCAAAAGCCAGGTTGACTTTCCGATTTTGATTGATTATGATCCGATCGCGAGGATCACGGAGAAGAAGAGGGGCATTCAAAACCTCTACCGTCTTTTCTCCATTGGGACTTACCACCTCACCAGTGGCCACGATCCATTCCAAAAGTCGGCCATAATTTCTTGGCGTAAAATATTTGTACATGCTAAAGCTCCTTAATGAAATTCATCCAATTGTCAACTTTCATGTTTTCGGTAACCCATAACTGTTGGGCCGAAAGTGCGGTCACCCATTGCTTGTCCGTCATCTTATCATAATTTTTTGCCATTTCTTCTCCATCACTCACGATAAAAAGCGATTCGCGGAGAACAGAATATAATTTTTTATCGAGGTTGAAGTCATCTGGGACGAATGCTGGAACGCCACTTGCCGCAGCCTCTGCCCATCGCATCGTCATAAATCCGGTTTTTGCATAACTTTCTTTGAAGAGATGAACAGTGGTCGATGACTCCATCATTACCGAACTGATCATGCCTTGTGAAAGTCGACCTGGGAAACGGACGTGAGGCATATCATTTCTAACTTTCTTCTCACCAGGACGGCCAGGACCGGGTTCCAACCAATTGCCAAAAACGCGTGTTTTGTGTCTCACACTGAAGGGGGCAAAGAATTTCACTGCTTGCTCGTATCTTTCATAAACGTTCCCAACATAGGTCATTGCCCATTCGGTCATAAATGGATATCCACGATTGTATCCCAACATTTTGGTATGGGGGTTTGGGAAGAATAACGTCTTGAACCCATCGCGTGGATAAATTTCCGGGGTTGTAAGAATGATACGATCTCGCAAAACTCTATTTCTCATAAATTCCAGATCGAGATCGGAAATTTTATGATCTTCATCATGGATGACGACACGAATATTTGCATCGTTTGCCTTGGAAAGAATTTCCATTTGGCGAAGATATAATTCATTTCGTTCAGGGTACTCGGGCATTTGCCATCTCCAACATAAGAAGATTATATCACATTCCTCAACTTGTGATATACGAGTTTCTGAAGGTGGATTGCTGTCCGTGAGCCAAATGATCTCGTATCCAGATCGAATGAAATTATCGAAAAGGAAACGAGTCCACGCTGCTCCGCCTGCACTATCCTTGGCCTGATCTGAATGAAGGCCCGGTTGCCAGGTAAAAAATCCAATCTTTTTAGCCATTCCTAATTTTCCTTTCAACAAAAGAAGCGACAAATGCAAAGTCGTCATCGTTCTCATTTTTGAAAACGGGGATATCGAAAAGTGTTGCGGTCAGTTCCCACAATTGGTGAGCCAAAACGGGGGGCATGTCATACCCTCGACCGTCGTTCCTTGATGCAAGCCTTTTTTCAAGAACCTCGACGGATGGCAGCAAAATGATCGTATCCCACTTTTTATGCTTAATCATCATGTCGACGCTCAATGTAAAGTTATATAAGTAATTCGCACCTGATCTTCCGTCTTGTAACCCCATAACGAATTCAGTTAGGTGAAACCTGTCGAAGATTATGTTCTCATTACCGCTGCTGATTGCCCTAATCCAATTCGTCATGTCCTCAAATGGATTTGAACCACGAGACACTTTCATGTTTTTGTACCCAAATCTGATAGAGGTTTGAGCCAATGTCGTCTTTCCAGAACACCGTGGACCTTCAATTATCATCAATTTTCCCATGTCACACCTTATAATAAAAATCAGAAGTGAGATAGTGGTTGAGGTTGTCTTGACTGTAATCGTTCAAAAGTCGGCGAACAACACGAGCATCGGTGACGATGTGCTCCCAATTCCAATATCCGTGCGCTCCCCATCTTCCAGCCAGAAATACATTTTGGTTGAAAAGTTTTTCTTTGATTTGAGCGACAACCTTCCGTGATCCCACCATCGGCACCGGGTATCCCAATGAAACTTTTGCCCAGACATCAATCACCTTTTCCTTCTCGATTGGAAAGCCCGCTGTACGTAAAGCGGCCGAAGCGGCAAATTTGAGGATTGACGAGTTTGGTTTTGTCTTCATTGCTCGAAGTAAAACTGATATGATCCACGGACTTCGGTATTCGCTCGAAAATGGAATTTCCATAAGATACGAATGCGTTCCAGATGGAGCAAGCCCAGGATGGTATGAACTGAGAAGTGTTACGCGGTGAACGCTTTGATCAAACGGGCCGTAACACCAGTGAAAGTCATACGCCGGAGAACCCTCAACACCAACTCCAAAATAGGCAATGTAGTTTCTCCTTAAGATGCTTTCCCCTTCAAGGAAACGACCCGTCGTGTCAATCAACCGGTTATATTTCACATAATAGATCACGCCACTCAAATCGTCCTGGTACCTTACGGTTTTATCCCCTAGATTGACTGAGAGGACGGTACCGTTGATGATATTGTTACTAAAATCCTTAAGGAAATATTTTACGATCTCTGATCCAGGGGCATAATAGAAGGACGAATTCAGTCCCCAATTCTTGTCACTAAACTCACGTGGGTGCTGAACACGTCCCTTGACCCAATCGACATCCAAATCTGAAAGTGCGGTTGTCCACACCCTCTCATTGAATGGACGGAAGAATTCTTCGGTGAATGCTTCACCAAAAATTTTGATGCTGTAATCCTCAAGGTTGGGTGACCAACTCGTGTCTTGTGGGGTATCGGTTACCAGTGAACGCATTGATGATTGCACCGGGAATGTATACTTTTCCGATTCGTTGAAGGTCCCACTCCTTATCCACCATGACTTCCTATGGGAATGAAGTGTGTTGGGGATAACGTTCATGACCTCTTCGATATCTGGATTTGATGAATTATATACGTGACCACCAAGGTCAAACGAAAATCCATTTGGTGTCACGTAATTTTGGATAAGACCTCCGACATTTTTGGTGATAAGAATTGCATCACCAGAAAGTTCCTTTAGCAAGGTCAAACCAGAAAGACCGCCACCTAAGATGATGGTATCAGCTCTCAACATTATATCTCTCTCCGTAAATTTTTTACCAATGAGGTGTATATGTCCACATCAACTTGTCGCCAATGGGCATGGTGTTTCAATGCCAAAAGTTTACCAAAATGTTTGTGGTTTCGCAAATCGCCTGGTTGTAGATCGTCGCTTTTCTCTTGAAGTAGTTGAATTACGGGAAGACGACCAATTAAGATTGTCGCATCTCGGCCCACTAGAAGCTCATCTGTGAACTCTCTACATTTCTCAACCATCTCATTTGATGGTGCCTGATTTTGGAATGTTCGGCATCGTACGGCAGTCGTGTAGTAATAATCACCGGTTTCCAACCAACGAGGACCGAGAATATGCCCGATCCTCGTATAGGTGAACGACGTCATGAATTCAAGATCATACCAAAATTGGGCAATTGACGAAATTTGGGTATCGGTTACCGAATTCTCCAAAGCCATCTCCAAAATTTCCAGAGACTGGAGCCCAAATCGATCAGTCGATTTTATCAATTGAGGTGAGGATCCGAGAACCAAAATTGGCGCATTAGGGTTTCCGCATCCGAGGTTAGGCCTCGTTTGGAAAGCCGCCCCATCGCAATTCCGACATTCGGAGCATTTCTTGATAAGGTTCATAACGTCCATAGCAGTCCTCCAAATAGGCCTTGGGATCTTTAGAGAATTCGGCAATGTTATCGAATGTCATCAAACCCAAAAACGGCCTCTTAATCAATTCGTCAGCAGCAGTACAAAATGTACTTTCCCATCCGAGTGGTTTATCATCAGATGACAAGATCATCGTATCGGCCCCGTATGGTTCCGTTAAGTCAGTTATCTTAAAGTCAGGAACCCTTATTCTTATTTCCAAAATGCTGTAAAATATGGAAATGATTTGCGACCTTTCGAGACGCTCAACAATACGACATAAATTCTTAAGGTACTTGTGTTCATACAACATAGCCAGGTGCCTCTCAGTGAGGCCCAGAAGGACGCAATCCTCTAAGATGTAAAACACTACATCAGTCATTTCTTCGAGGAAAGCAGCCATATTCAATGAAGTAGGTTTCCATGGGCGATTTGCACGGTTAAGTTCATCGAGCGTTTCAGCTGCTTCCACTGCCATTCCTATCGTTGCGGATAAAATAAGAGATTGATGGACCCCTTTTGAGGGGGATCCATCTCTTTCCGTAACGCCCAGGAGTCGCATCAAAATCTCTTGACTCTCAAGCATCTCGTTCATTGTTAGGCATCCCAATCTTCAGACTCTTCGCCATCTTCCCAATCATCAGCCTTTTTCTCCGTTTCTTCGGGAGCGGGCTTGACGGGTTTCTTACCCTTCGGGGCAGGTTCGGCAGTTTTCTTTGCCTTTGGTTCTGGCTTTTCCTTCTTAGAAGGAAGCAAATCTTCGAATTGTTCAGCTTCTGCCAATCCATTCTCTTCCAATTTCCGGATAATTGCGGGAAGATCGAATGGTCCCAATTGAGACTCGATATCAGCGGGGGTTGCGGTGGAGATGTCAATCGACTTCCCTAAACCGGTAACCGTGTATCGAGTTCGTAAACCCGATCCAGCGCGCCGAATTTTGACCAACTTACCAGCCAAAGAGCCAACTTCCTCTTCCAATTCCGAAAACTGGCGAGCAACCCCAATTCCAAATGCAAAGATTTTGGACTCACCCTCGCGTGTCAGGACCGGTAAGTAGGCCTTGAAACCGGACTCATTACCCAAAGTGCAGCACGGGCAATTGTCTCCGAGGCAAACAAGGTGGACTGCCGGATTGATCTCCCAAAATGAGTGAAGATCAATGCTGATCATTTCGTCCATTCCCACAAGGGGCGCAACGACGATTGCGGCGTCGGGTTCGATCCCGATGAATTGACTTGAACCTCCACCCTCTAAAACCTTGGTACCCTTACGAATTACACTTTTTGCAGCCATTTTCTATCTCCTAAAAAAGTTTCTTGATTACGTTCTCGAATGAAGTCCTCAAATTTGAGGAGGCGTCCACATTGAATTCTTTTCCGTAGAAAAGATCGTTCGATCGGACAACTGAACTTGAAACTGAAATTGAGAAAACCTTATATCCTTCTTTTCGTAATGATTGAACCTCCTTGATTGTGTGCTCTCTTGCAACCTGTCCGTTGTATCCATCGCGTCCCGCTGGTTCGCCATCTGATAAAACGATGATTACCTTATTGCCCGGTTTTTCAGAGAAACTCTTTGTAACTTCTCGAAGAACCACACCGTCATAATTTTCCGATGTGTAAAAATTGAATGCTCGATCAAATTCTTTTTCTGAATTTGTCGTCGTTCCGGTTTTCATTCCGTAAGATGAAACAATTCCTAAGGTAGGGATCGTTCCGCTTTCGTCACTCGTGTGGGTGATTACCACATTTGGAATTCTCGCTTCGCGAAGTGCTTCGTGGATTTTTTCGCTTGTTGCAAGGAGTGCCTGGAAAAGTGAAAGGTAATCGGTAGCTCCTTCAAATCCCTCAGTCTCGTGAATTGGGGTTGTAGTTGAACCCGAGATGTCGACTAAAATGATGATCTCTGGATCGGCAACTTTTTCGAGGTTCGCTGAATATGCGAACACTTTTCCATCGGTTGCAATTCGTGAAAGTCTCGTTCCTACGAGTTGTGGTCCGCGAGTTGATGCTTGTCCGGGAACTCGTTGTGCAAATCGTGCTCGTAATTCCTTTACAAAACCCCAATTGGTTGATGCATGAACCCTTGCAGTAGTTCTTGTGTAAGGATAATCTTTTGCTTCGAAAGTTTGGGGCTTATTGACTTTCACTGGACATCGACCTTTGGTAATCTCGATCTTTTCCAAATCTTTCTGAAGATCTTCATTGACTTTGGCTTGGAATTCCGCCATCGCTTTGATCTCTTTTGGGGAAAGTTCAACTTCTTCTGCACCCTGGGCACCAAATTTGGGATCGTACTCACCAAGTTCTGCGAGTCTCTCGTCATCGGTTGGTTCGTCCGCAACTTCACCTTGTGCATCTCCTTCAATTTCGGACTCATCATCAGTTTCGCCATCGGACTCACTATCACCGGGGGTTTCTTCGTCAGACTCACCTTCATTTTCGGTTTCACCTTCAACTTCAGCTTCACTTTCGGACTCTTCTTCACCTTCAGAACCATCTTCGCTCTCGGACTCGCCTTCGCTCTCGGACTCACCCTCGCTCTCGGACTCGTCTTCACTCTCGGACTCGTCTTCACTCTCGGACTCGTCTTCACTCTTGGACTCGTCTTCACTCTCGGACTCGTCGGTTTGTGGTTCACTTTCGGACTCGTTCTCATCGGAAGTTTCTGGCTCGCTCTCGTCTTCAACCTCTGGTTCCGGTTCACTTTCGGCTTCCGCTGCATTCAAGAAAGCTTCAATGAATTTCTTCGCCAATCGTGATCGATCTCCAAAATAATTTCTTTTCAATTCGGTTGCTTCGATCAGAGCTTCGACTGCCTCGATGGGGTAGAGGGACCAAAATTCATCATCTCGAAGATCCGTATTCTTGAAGAAAACCAAGGTTTTTGCTGCAGTGATGAGGTCGACTTTGGTGACCGAGGTTTTCATCATTTCAAAATGATCTTGTGAAACCGTGAATGAATTCTTGTCATGAAGAATTGGGACAAAAAATGGGGCTGCCTGCGACTCGATAAAAAGATCTTCGATGACGTTGACGACTGCCGAGGAAATTCTGACGTCCACTGTCTTGGTGAAGAATTCCTTGCCGCCTGCGGAAAAGTTGAAAAAATCCTCGATATCCAGTGGAGAATAAACCCAATGGAGACATTCGTGAATTGCTGATCCGTTGATCATCGCGAGAGAAACGAGAGAAGGTTCCTCATCGTCTTGAAGTTCAACAAAATCCTGTGAGAAATAAGAGGTTGGGAAGAAAATTTTTCCGTTCCCGCGGTCGCAGTATGCTGAGTCATGATTTGTAATCCCAATGACTGGAAACGGCTTGGAGGGAACAATCTCGCGGATAAAACCGGAGACAGAAGCTGCAAAAGTGACGAACTCCCGCGATGTGACAACCGTGGGAATTTCTTTCCTTATCATTTTATACCATTCCTGCGTGTTCCGTGTCCTCATTTTTTCCTCTTTTTTCTCTCAAAATTGATTATTGACACAATTCTATCACCGAAGCAGTAAAGTGTACATAGTAGAAATGAAATTCGTTATATGACAAATGTAATGATTTTGGCATTACATTTCATTACATTTCACAAAATGTATCAAAATGATACATAAATACATTCTACGTTGATATTTGTGACCTCCTGGTGAGGACCAGAGACACGCAGCGGATTTAGATGATAGAATATACATCGAGCGTTTCATGATTTTTCACCCCCCTTAGGGAGACTCTAAGTATTTAGCTTAGAAGCCTCCCATTCAAGGAGAAGAGGATAATCTGTTTAGGGGTTCACTTTCGAAAGTTCGATATTGATGACATCGTTTATTTCGCGAATTCCGTCTTGAGCAGAATTCATTACCACAAACTTGAACGCATCCTTAAGGCTCATGATCCCGCCACTAACCATCTTGGCGATTTTGATCGAGGTTCTTGTGCTCGGATCGATATCGATTTTGCCGTCCATCACCATCAACCGAAGTGCATTGTTGATTGACACAATCACTTTCGCAGTTACAGGGGTGACTCCCGTTCGAGTGATCAAAACTTCTTCTTCGATATCCTGAGGGAGTGCTGAAACGTGGACAATCATATCGAAGCGATTGGTGAGTGCTGCATCTAAAGCGAAGGTTCCGGTAAACTCAAAACCTTGGTTGATCGTCGCTACAAAGATGAGGTTCTCTCCGCAAGTGATCCGTTCGCCGTGAACCAAGGTGCTTCGTGCGTCGTCCAAAAGTGGGTAAAGTGTGTTGGTCAACCATGGTTCTACGCGATTGAACTCGTCCAAAATTACGATCGCATTCCCGCCGATGATGGTTTTGGTGAATTCGGTTGGGACGAAAACGGTCGATCCATCAACTGCCTCACGATAACCGAACCATTCTTCTGGGTCTCTTACTGCCGCGCAGTTCATCCGGATAACGTCCATTCCGTTGGTGCGTGCAACCTTCTCGGGGATGGTCGTTTTTCCGTAACCGCTAGGACCAACCATCAGGACGTTGACGGTCTCGCCAGCATTCGCAAGTGCAAGGGCGGTTCCAAAAACTTTCATTGCGTCATGATCAAGATAAACTCCGTCCTGCCAAACTGCCTTGACGCTTTTCCCCTTTGGAAGAACGTTGGGGACTGCTGCTTTGGGGGCTTCGACTGGAAATGGAGATGAATTCATTTCAAAAACGGGCTCTGAAGGACGAGTGAATGCTGCGGTTGGGGGGGTGATGGTCTCAATTCCCCAATCTTCTCGTGCGACTTTCGCATGAGCTTCGGCTTGCTTCGCCAAAGTCGAGGAGTAGTTCGCCTGGAATTCTTCCACGGTTAGAGAGGTTTCCCACTCACGAATTCCTAAAAGATAGCGCCTCTTGGGGGTAACTGAAAAAGTTGCGGAAATTTGCTTGCCAATCGCAACTGGTCCGAATTTCGTGTGGTTGAAAACGGTGACCTTATCCCACATGCACGGATGACCATGCACCAATTGGGCTTTATTTCCTCCAAGAACTTTCACTAAAACGGTGTGCTTCACGGCTCGTAACATTTTCTTATCCTCTTTTCTAAAAATTTTTATCCTTGAATGATGCAATTCTACTACACATTTAGAAAAAAGTACATATAATAAAATATGACAAATGTAATGATTTTCGCATTACAAATGTCATATTTCATGTCAGACGGAAAAGAGGATTTTTTCTACCAATAAAATATGAAATTATTCAACGCCCCCAATTTTCGCACAAATTCCCTCAGCAACTTTCTCAATCTCTAATGGGCTAAGTAACGTGTGAAGGTTTGTCCGTCTTATCAACAGTTTTGGTGCCTTGACGACTCTAATAAATTCCGCACTCCCAAAAGTGGTGCGGAGGAATTCCCCTTCAAAAACCACCCCTGTATTGAAGTTCAGAGTACCAATAAGAAAGTTCATGTCGTCTTTGACCAAGACTGTCATCCCAATTCCGTCATCAACACATAGATTGGGGTGTTCGTCAACGATTTGAAGAAATTTTACTTTAGGGACCATCCAAAAATTTTCTTCAATTTGGGAAACCTTCCCGTTGTGAAAGGTAACCCCATAAATTTCAGACAGATATCTATCAAGAGGCGCTTTAGCCATTTTCACGCTCATCATCAGAAAGATGTCTTTTCACCAAAAGTTGGATAAGGCTCAGAACCTCATTTCCAATTTTAGCATAAATGGATGGTGAAAGTTTCTTCAAATCATAAACACGATATTTGAAAAGTCGATAGTAAACGAAAATGTCAATGAGAGAACGACTCTCAATAAAATGAGGCTTTATCGATTTGGCAAACTTCGATTTTGATTGCCCGTGTAGGTCGACCTTTTCTGAAACAGTGGGGAAGAATTCTTTCCAAAGTTCTTCACCAATGATTGCCGCATCGAAGACTCGGTTCATGACCTACTCCTTTACCTCAACCTCGACGCCGGAAGCCTGAAGAATTTTTGCCATACTTTCCGCATCAATAAGCCGCATGCCGTCATCAGGGATTTTTCCATTATCAGGGTTGTGTGGCCGACGAGAGAAGTCGAAAACGCCAGGGTAGGTAAGATCCATAATCTTCTCGACCAAATTGTCAATCGCTCGTTCGGTTGCAATTTCTCGACCACGTTTCGGATGCCACTCGTCACCAGTAAGAACTTTGGAAAAGCCAAGCCCCATTAGGTGATCGGTATTGATTAGGCCAGGTGCTGAGGTGTCTTGGAAAGTAATGATGCAAACGGTATAGGGACGATTTTGCAAAGTCGTTACTTTGCCGGGGGATGAGAAGATCATTTCTCTAACTTGGTTACGAATTTGCCCTTGCAATTTTGAAAAATTTCGGGCACGTTCATTGTCGTTCATTTCATTTTCTCCTTTTTCTCTCTAGTTACGGTTTCGATTGATACGTCGGCTCTCTTTTGCGATCTTTCGAGCCTTTTTGGTTTGACCAAAACGATGACCTTTTCTTCCTGCGGTATGTTTGCTAGGGCCACCAGATTTTGCCTGTGGATCAACATTCTTATTCAATAAAACGTAAGTTGGAACGAATTCCTCATTGGCTCGGACTTGAGCCCTCAACCACGACTTGAAAGTTGAAAACATATTTATGGCCTCGTTGGATAAGTTGGTGTTTCTCTAAGAGGATAGGTCGCGGTAACTCTTACTGGATAAGTTGCTGTTGGGTGACTGTTTTCCACTATCGGAACATACAAGTTATCCGATCTGATTGGATCCTCGGTCGCGCCAACTTGAAACGCAACAAGAAAAAATGTTACCGCTATGAGGGCAAGAATTGCGGCAAAGATCACTTTCTTTAGGCTTTTGGAAATTTTCATAAACTCTCCTAATTTCAGAATACTTACTTTTTTATCTTATTACGATTTTACTAAAATGTTGTAATGAGATGATTGTGACATTATCGTCCGCCAATCGCAACCATGATTACTGATATGACTATGACGGTGATCAAAAACCACCAAAGTGCTTTATCAACTTTCCGGCGCATAGAAGGTTTCATCGAATTTTATATCTCCCATCAACTGACATGAAAGCCCACATTTATTGCACGTTCGAAGCTCTTTTCGGGTGTCCATGGCCCAATTCCAAATATCGTCAAATCTGTTATCGTGCAGGTTCCCAATCGTTGCCTCTTCAGTATCCAATCCCTGACACAGAAGAACCCTTCCGTCCTGGAGGATCGTCGAATAAATTGAAGTCGAAACACAGGGCAATCGTTCGCCTTTGAGGTGTTTGACATATTCACGAAGATAGCGTGCCGTAAAATTTTCGCCTTCACTTTCGAAATACACCTCAATTTTGGCAAGCTTCTCAATATTTTGGGTATAGTTACCATTACCTAAAACGCCAGTGTCCGATGCCACATTGATACGTAAACCAACGTGGTGTTCATCGGCGAGTTCCTTTACATATATGACCTCATCCAAATTCGTATTCCAAGGTCCCAAAGTCATCTGGAGTGTGAGGTCAACTGGATTGATTGCCTTTTCGCGCACCTGTTTGATGTATTCGAAAATTGACTCCGTATTTCCGGGGGCACCTCTCACGATATCATGACGGCGACCATCAAATGAAATTGTGATCGCATCAACAAATGGAAGCATTCTTATTGAACTGGGAATGTGGATCGCATTGGTCAACAAGGTTACGAAGTGCCCATTTAGGTGTAAAAATTCTGCAATTTGAGCCGCCTGTGGATGCTCGCCAATTTCGCCACCCTGGATTACCCAAGACGTGCGTTTCAGAAGATTTGACTCTTTGACAACTTTCTTAAGAAGATCAAGGGGAAGATGCTCTCGCTTCATCTCCAAGTTCGAATTCCTAAAAATGCAATATGAACAATTGGAATTACAATATGAGGTTGCATAAAAATAAATTGTTCGGGGGGCATCATAAAGAACACTTTGAGCAACAGAAAGACGTGTCATGAAATTTCCTTTATTTTGTTATCTCGTTCAAAAATCTCTTTTCTCAAATAAACGGCCAAATCAAGGGCTTCTTGATAGGCGTCAACCAGAGTGTCACGACCGTCAAATGGCTTCAAATCCACTCCGTACTTTTGCCGTCCATACTCCATCCGGTCAACCATGTCGCCGATTACCAATGGCCAAACAGTTTGATTTGACTCACTTTGGGGCATCCTCAATGGAAGGACCAATTGGTGATCACGTCGAACAGTCATCCCTCGTTTCAAATTCAATTCAACGAACATGGCGTCAGCAGAACCCGACACATGCCAAAATTCACATTCTTGTTCGAACCCATGAAGGTCAACGATATTCTCACAAATTACATAATGAAAAGCCAAAGTGGATTGGGCTGTTTCGATTGATGAAATACCCTGGGTAAGTTCACCGCCGCATAATGGACAAGGATTATTGGACATACGGTCTCCCATGCTTTTCGTTCCATTCCTGGATACGCTCATTTTGAATTTGAAGGAATTCTTCGGAAGGTATTTCGATGTGAGTTGCAACTTGGAAGATCCATTCAATGTGAAGAACATTCCCGCAATACGGACAAGCAATTTGATGAACCGGATACATTACCGGATACATTACGGTAATTTCCCCTTGATCGCAATAGCAACTGATTTTGCAGGTTGCCTTAGTCACGTTGACGTTCTTGAATAATTGGGCCATTATGCGTGCCCCTTCATTTCAGGATCGTCAAACTCCCTGGCGAAATTTATTTTTTCCATAATCGCTTCACGACGAGTCGGTATCCCATCAATGTACTTTTGGGCATACTCATCGACTTCGAGCATAAGCGCCTCGACGGTAGCCATTTCTGGAAAACAATTTAGGTTATCGTCAATGGGGATCGTTTCGTCGCCCTCCCAACAAAATGCCTTGAATGGACAAAATCCGCATTTTGATTGGTTCGTAATGTGCGGAGGAATTGGAGGGAGCAAATCTTCTTGAGCAAAAACATGACTCTTTGCCATTTCCGTTGCAGTCATCGTAACTGCCGTTTTAGAATTGTCCACCTTCAAAACCGCCTGGATCAGTTTCCCATCCCAGGATGCGACACTCCGACTGATGTAATGAATATAGGCCGACATAATTCCCGTGATCAAAGAATACGCACGGGCCTGTGCCGCGTGAGCCATTTTCGGCTCCTTTGGCAGAGACCCACAACTTTTCACATCAGTTATCGCCAACTTGCCATCAATCTCAATTATGTTATCGACATACCCGCGTACGAGATCCAATTTTGGTGGACCAAATTCTGGTGCCTCTATTTTTAATTCGGAAAAAACCAGAATGCCTGCCCGCTTGAGTCCCCCTGATACGACCTGATGCATCGCTGAACCAATTGCAAAATAGAACGCACTCGCCGGTGATACGAGTTCGGAATAATTGGGGTCAACCATCGTGTGTAGGATTGATTGACGAGCGCAAAAGCCCACCGTCGCCCCATGAAATTTATTTTTGGTAATCGTTGTCTCAACCGATCCCAATCCCGTCAAAAGGGCCGTCTCTACCGGGTGCCTCTTGAGTGGGTTACCCACTTTCAAAACTGACTCGTCTGCCATTACATTCTCCCAAACACTAAAATAATTACTTTGGTCATTATAATACACATTTGTCACGGTACAAAACGAGTTTTGAAATTCGTGATGCCGCCCGTGTTCTGGCGACCGGTATCCTAAATGAACAGAACACTCTGTGTGTTATTTCACACCTTCCCCCTAATTCTTAGGGAATTAGGTGTCGGAGTGAAATAACAAACATTCGTGTTCTGTTCATTTAGGAAGATATTATCGCAGTTTGTTGGGTCATCATTAGCCAAATTGCCCCGATATGAGGGGGCTCGCGACCGAACCTCCTCAAAATAGGGCACGATGGCATTTCATAGTAAAAGTGCCGGCACGTATATATATAGTGATATATGATAGATTAAGATTAAGGTTGATTAAGATTACGGTTACGATTAAGGTTGATTACGATTAAGGTTGATTACGATTAAGGTTGATTACGATTAAGGTTGATTAAGATTAAGGTTGATTAAGAAAAAAATAACTAAAATAACGAATCAACCTAGACTGATTATATCAAATGACCTAATCAACCTTAATCGTTACCTTAACCGTTACGGTTACGATTAAGATAGCGGCAAAGTAAACGACTATGAACCCGCAAACGAAAACGATAAAAAGGGCATACCCCATATTGGTATTCACATCAATATGCACATAAAGTATGATATAATGTTGTTTGGAAGCTTAATTCAAATGGCTCATTTCGGTGAGCCCACCCTTAGGAGGAACGTATGAACATTGATCCATCATTTTGGAACGCTGCGTGGCAAGGAATTCCCATCATTTTCGTCATCATTTCGGCCGTCTTCGTCGTCAAGAAATTTGGCGTGACCGGTCATTGGCTCACCGCCTCTGCTCTGATTTTTGGCCTTGGCTTTGGTGGCCTCTACCTGGTGGGTTCCGTTCAAAATCCAGTTTGGAACTTTCAGACCATTACCGGTATCGTTTTTGCTTCATTGGCCTATGGCTTTACTGCTGCCCTATTCTATGAGCAGTTAGGTGCCCTATTTTTCCGGATGGTTGAGAAATACCTGCAAGGGGTGGAGGAAAAGGCACGTATTGGCGCCCCTACTGATGGTGAGTGATGAGAACATGCCATCTTGACGTTTCCAAATGGAACACTATTACTAGTTTTGAAGCGGCACGAAATGCTGGTTTCACATCAGTAATTGTCCGTGCCACTGTCGGTGCCGGGTACGTAGATGAGCGGTTTCATGAATATGCACGGGCAGTTCTCGCTGCGGGTCTCACCCTCGGTGCTTATTGTGTTTTATCCCCCATTTACTCGGCACAATCCCATTACGATAATTTTCTCAAAGCCGTTACCGGATACCCCGTCAAGATCGTGGCACTCGATGTCGAATTGGATGGTGGTGTCACGATGACGAAACGGACCGACACCTACAACGCTCTGATCTGGATGCTCTATCAACGTTTCCGTGCCGAGGCCTTAATCCTCACCTACTCACGATATGAGTGGTGGAAACGGATGATAGGTACCACAAAGAAAGTAGGTGAGTGGTGGGGTGCACGATATCCAAATGAATCGAATATACCAAAATGCAGGGACCTGGTTTGGAACCCAGGACTAGTACCGGCACCATGGACATATACCGAACTTTGGCAGTACACTTCCCACTACCGGAATGATCCGATTTGTAAGTCAAACTTGGACGCTAACGTTTCTGAGACTATGACGTTAGTGCCCGAACCAAAACCTGAACCACCATCGGGGCCACGATTAGTTGCTGTCAAGTCAACGATGGCACTTCTTGGTCGTGACTTCACTGACAATGAAGTTCATATTCCAATTGATGACAATGTTGTATTGGTCTTCAAACTTTGATCGGCGCCGGCGGCGGACAACGGTCACGAAACAGACGGGAACACATAAGGTGAAATGTGAAGAAAAAAGAAGAAATTCCGGCTAGCGAGTCATTGGGCGCTCCAATTTCACCTCCTCCCGTTACCAAAGCAAAACGGAAAGCACCACGAACGGCATGGAAAAAAGGTGAGAGTGGTAACCCTAAAGGTGCCCCTAGAGGTCCTCGCAATTTTCGTACCGATTTGATTGAGATGACTGAAACGCGGATGTGTACCGCGTGGGACCACCTTAAGGGTGAATTCGTTGAGGTGACCGTTGCGGAAGGTTTGCGTTTACGTATCCTCCAATTGGCAATGACGGGGATGGCCACAAATCCTGACGGAACAATAATTGCGTTGCGTGACAAAGACGCGAGCGATTTTGCTCGATGGGCGAGTGAGACAGTGGCTCCCACTCAACGAACTGAAATTGACATGACAACTACGACTATATCGGGTAAACCAGTAGGGAAATTATCGGATGCTGAACTCGCAACCCTCATCGAGAGAGAACTTAGAGCGACTGTACCTAGCGATACAGGAAGCGAAACGACGCCGCCTCCCGATACCGACGCTATCGGCGCTTAAGTTACCGTTCAGCAAGTGGTTGGATGAGGTCACCCCTGCATTCACTTGGGATCGTCCATTTCAACGATTTATCCAACGTGAACTCCAAGGGATTGCCGATGGCGTTTGTCGCAACTTAATTTTAGAGGTTCCGCCGCGGCATGGGAAGAGTGAAATGGTGACGGTGCGCTTTCCGGTTTATTACCTTGAAAGGCACCCCGAACATTCGGTAATTGTAGGTTCGTACTCGGCGTCTCTCGCTACCAAATTCAGTAGGATGAGTCGGAAAATTGCCCGCGACAGGTTTTCCCTCTCAAATGAGCGCGCAAGTGCAGTCGACTGGGAAACGGAGATAGGGGGTGGACTTCGTTCGGTTGGTGTTGGTGGCGGAATAACGGGACATGGGGGTGAGATTATTATCGTCGATGATCCCGTGAAGAGTTCAGAAGAGGCTCGTTCCGCCACCTACCGAGCCCGAGTATGGGAGTGGTTTAGATCGGATTTGTGGACACGACGTCATCCAAATGCGAGCACAATCGTTATCATGACAAGGTGGCACAAATTCGATCTCGTTGGACAGATCCTCGATGACGAGGAGATCAATAAGGATTGGAAGCGGATCAGGTTCCCCGCCATTGCTGAAAGTGACAATGACATTCTCGGTCGCAAGGTGAATGAAGCACTTTGGCCTGAACGGTATTCGACGGCCGATTTGTTAGGCATCAAGAAGGTTCTTACGCCTCGTCCATTCGAGGCACTTTACCAGCAGAACCCAGTGCCACGTGAAGGTGGAGCGTTCAAACGTGAGTGGTTTATCCCAGTCCCAAGTGAACCTCTCAATATGGAATTTCTCGTTCGTTATTGGGACAAGGGTGGAACGGATGGTGGGGGTACTTTTAGTGCAGGTGTCCTCATCGGAATGCGGAGCCAAATATACTACATCATCGACTCGATTAGAGGGCAGTGGTCGACACACGATCGAGAAAACCGTATCAAATTGACTGCGATTGCGGACAAAGAGAGATACGGTTCGAGGGTCGTTACGATTGTGGAGCAAGAGGGTGGTAGTGGTGGGAAGGAGTCGATGGAGAATACCACCAAAAATTTGGCAGGTTTTCGGGTTCAACGAGACCTTCCACACGGTAACAAGGAAGCGAGGGCCGAACCTCTTGCTGACCAAGCAGAAGGCGGGAATGTTCGGTTAGTTATGGGACCTTGGAACGAAGAATACCTCGATGAACTTGAGTCTTTTCCTGTTGGTAAGTATCGTGATCAGGTTGATGCCTCTTCAGGAGCCTTCAACCGATTGGTAAACCAAAAGAGGAGTACAATATTTTGAACATATTTGATAGGATCAAATTATCAATGGCATCACGGGCTTACAAAGCGGCAAACCTTTCTTACATGCCGCCTTGGGCATCCGCATTCTTTATGGACGTTTCATTTTCAACTCTCGTGAGAGAGGGCGTCAAATCGAATTCGGCAGTTTTCGCGTGTCTTTCGGCATTGACGAGTGGGTTCATTGAGGCTCCTCTCCATGTTTTGGATATGGACGGCAACATTCTTGTCAATCACCCCATTTCGCGCCTCTTCGCGTCACCAAATCCCGACATTCCACAAACGCGTTTCCAAAAGTTGCTCATGAGTTACGCGGCCATTTCAGGGAATGCATATACATGGGTTCGACGAAACGAATTTGGCCAACCTCTCGATTTGTGGCCGTTGAGTGATATGTACCTCACACCCGTCGCATCAACTGACACGTCAAATGGGTTCATTTCACATTACGAACTCAAGGTCGATGGACAAACGAAACGTCTTGAAAAAACCGACATCATCCACCAAATTTGGGAACCTGATCCTGAGCGACCTGAGCGTGGATATGGTGCGCTACAGGCAGCGGCCAGGGACACGGACGTAGACAATGAAGTTTCGTATTACGCGTACCGTCTTCTCAAGAATGACGCCATCCCACGTATTGTGGTGAACCTGGTACCGGGTGAAGACTTCGACGAGGCCAAGGCGTCTCGATTGCGTCGGCAGTGGATAGACAAATATGGTGGTGAAGGTCGTGGGGGACCAGCGTTTTTGGAAGCTGGTATGACCACAACCGTTCTTGGTTTGAATATGCAGGATTTGGCATGGGACGCACTTCGAAAGTTACCCGAGTCTCGTATCTCTGCAAGTTTCAAGGTACCCGCCATCGTCGCGGGTCTCTCGGTTGGCCTCGATCAATCAACGTACGCAAATTATGCCGAGGCGAGAGAGGCGATGACTGAGGATACGTTGATCCCAATTTGGATCCTTTGGCAGGGAACGTACCAACATTTCTTCAAGCGCGATTATCCCGACGTTCAAATAGTATTTAATACTTCTACCGTTCGGTCACTTCAAAAAGATGAAACAACGATATGGACGCGGGTGACCGTTGCGTGGCAGGCCGGTATCATTACTCGTGCTGATGCACGAAGAGCGATGAAGTTACCCGTGAGCGCTAATGACGAGGTTTACAAAGTGGGCATGTCGGACTCTTTTGTAAACTTTGACCAGGACATGACAGAGGTCAATCTTCTCGATGAACCAGAACCAGCCAAATCTTTGGATGACGGTGAGACAAAAGTAGATGAGGACAAATCGATTGCCAATTCACGACGAATTGCTCGATCGTTCGTGTCACTTCGTCGTGGCTACATCTCTCCATTCGCCTCGGATCTCGATGGTTATTTTGAGGATTTGAGTGATCTCGTTTGGTCACGATTCGTAAAGTATTACGATCCCGGCAAAGATAGCGACGTCCTGGCGGCTGAAAAACGTGATATAATGTTGATGGAAGTAAAGGCAATCCCCTCACCAGAAGTCCTCATCACACCAGAAGAAGAGGCAGCCCTCCTAAAAATTTACAAGAGATATTACCTCCAAATCATGGAGGCGACTTGGCCGAAGATGACGGCCTCGATTGGTTTTGATATCGCATTTGATATCAATAATCCCGCCGTTGTTAGACAGTTATCAAAGGCTGGAGTGCGTGTGAAGGGGATCACCGAGACGACACGAGAAGCTTTGGGTAAAGTGCTCAAATATGGATATGAAAACGGTTGGTCGGTGGCTCAGTTTAGGAATGGAATAGAGGGGCAACCAGGCATTACGAGTGTAGTTTCTGAGACGTACAAAAATCGGTCATTGACGATTGCGAGAACGGAATTGGGAGAGACCCAAAATGGGATGACGATTGATCAGTATGGAACATGGGGAGTGAAGGAACTCTTCATCATGGATGATGGACTTTTGGATAGTCATGAAACGTGTAGGTGGATAGCGGGTCAAATACGCCCGATGGAATGGGCTTCGAGGAGTCATCCGACAGAAGGTCCAGCCGGAGTCCAAAATCCGCTTCAACACCCTAATTGTTTGCGAACATTCGCACCTTATTTCAAACCGGGGAGATAACATGGTAACCTACTTAAGTGTTATCCTATCATCAATTTATCTGGCATGCACGAGTATCGCTTACGTAGCCATTGTTGGGGGAGAACGAAAATGGTTGCACCTGGTAAATTTCTTTCTTTCATTGGGATTTTTGGTAATATTCATTGTTAGGTATTATTTAGCATCGAGTATTCATCCCAATCATGTAATTTTGGAGTCGCTTCTTGCCCTCCTGATGATCAATCAAGGAACTTGTGCATTGACAAGCCTCTTACGAAGCGAATTTCGGAAGAGTGCGAGAATGGAAGAAGGAAAAATTCGTAGTTTTTTGGAGGGAAAGAATGAATTTACCGAATTACAATGATGTCCTAAGCATCATAACAATCATTTTTGGCATCTTTATTTCTTTTGAAACGATTAGACGTTTACGATCTGAGACAAAAAAAGAGGGATCGGAAGCCGTTCAAGTTATCACTGAGGCAACAGTGAGTATATTGAACATTTACAAGGATCAACATGCTGCCTTAAAATGTGATATTGAAAGCCTAAGGTTGGCTTTAGAAAGTCAAAAGGCACTTTCGCTTGAGCGTGATACTAAGATCAATTCACTTGAGAAAAAATTATTTGATCAGCGTGGTGTTATCATCAAATTGATTGAGGGTGTAAAGGTTCTTTCTTCTCAAATTAGGATGAAGGGCGGCGATCCCCTATTCAAGCTCGAAGACGCCAACATTGCAGATTTTATGGAGGACAAATATGAGTGATCAAAACGAAATTGAATTCAAAGCAGCCGCCGTCGAGTTCAAAGCTGGAGATGGTGGATCGTACGATGGTCACTTCTCGGTTTTCGGTAACGTAGACGATGGCAATGACATTGCCGAACCCGGTATGTTCGCCAAAACGCTAAAAGAAAATGGCCACCGTGTCAAGGTGTTTTATGCCCATGATTGGATGAAACTGATTGGCCCCCCTCCAAAAGTTTTGGAAGAGGACTCGGTTGGGCTTCACGCCAAGGGGGCATTGACCGTTGGCAGCTTTTGGGGTCGTGAGGCGTATGAGTTGATGAAGGATGGAGCACTGACCGAAGGTTCATTTGGTTACCGAACCGTCAAACACGATTATGACGAGATGGGTATCCGTCACCTTCGTGAAGTGAAACTGTTTGAAATTTCTCCAGTCCCATTGGGCATGAACCCATTGACGCAGGTGTCTTTGGCTAAGGGACTCCTATCGCGGATGACTCTTCCGGTAATCAATGATCATGAGGCGAATGCCGCATCGGTCGATACCAAGTGGGATGAGGCAGCTGTCCGTTCCCAAATACAAAGTCCACAGCAGATGCGTGATCTGTTTGCGTGGCGGAATGTGAAGATGGACCCCTCATCGGTTTTGGGGTATCAGCTTTTGCACCACAACCCCAATGGTGATGTCGTGCTGGATGGTGTAAAAGAGGCAGCAAGTCTCTTGGCCGCCGGTGCGTTTCATGATATAATTTCTGTTGACGATTTACCCTTGGTTGAACAGCACCTTGCAGGTCACTTTCATCAATTTGGTGAAAAGGCCCCTTGGGAAATTGGACCAAGTTGGGATGGATTGCTCGTTATCGAGCAACTTCTGAAGAGCGTAAAAGAGGGAAAAGCTTTGGTCTCTGCAGATCCAATGAAATTGAAAGCATTTGCTGATGCCCTCGAGGCACTTACTGAAGAAATTCATTCCAGGCAGGGAGCCGTCACGCCGGTAGATGACAACCACGTGGCACTCCTGGAGGTTCGGTTTCGAGCCGCGAAAAACGCACTCGATTTTGCAACGCAATAAATCTAACTTTTTGGAGGTACCACATGAAAAACGCACGTGCTTTGTTAGACGAAGCAAAAACTCTTTTTACTCAGGCCGATGGCATCCGCAATCGTTACGCTAACGCCAGCGAAATGCCGGCCGAGGATCTGAAGCAGGTAAATGATCTGCTGGATCAGGTCGATTCGTTGAAGGAACAGGCCAATCAGGCCGAACGAATCGAGAAAATGGGAAACAGCTTTTCTTCACCTCGTGAGGAAATGTCCGTTCCCACCAATTCAGAAGCCAAGTTTTCTGGTGAAGTTTCAGCTGAAGTTAAGAGCCTCGCATCTGCCGTTGGCCTCGATGTCAGCAAGATTGCCCCGACTCCTGTCGATCTGAACCGCGCCGGTCAGTACGATCCCAATCGCGCCGTGAAGCATGCCGTCGCCGTGTCCATTTATTGGAAATACGGTAAGGACTTCGATCGCGCCATTGCAAATCTGCCCAAGGCGTTTGCCAAATTCGCTCCTGAATTGAAAGATCTGGCGACTCAGCCAGGTGCTGCAGGTGGCTTTTTGGTTGCGGACACCCAATTGTCCACCTTGATCGAACTGCAGAAGTCAATTTCTGCGATGCGCCAAATCTCCAACGTTCTTCCTCCAATCCCAGGTGGATCAGTGATCGCTCCTTCCGAGGACAGTGAACTCAGTGACCCAGTGTGGACGAGCGAGGTTGGTACCGGATCTGACGACACTGTGGAACCCTTTGGGGAACGGATGCTGACTCCCAAGGCTCTTGCCAAGCGGATCAAAATCTCCCGGACTCTGTTACGTGGTGCAACCCTGGCCAATGTTGAGTCGTGGGTCCTTGATCGTCTGTCCCGCAAGTTCGATGTCGCTGAGGAAGCTGGTTTCATTAGTGGGAATGGCGTTCAGAAGCCAACTGGTCTTTTGACTGCCGCGATCACCGCAATGACTACCGCGGCCGCGAACACCGTGACTTCGGATGACATCATCAATTGGGCTTATGCACTTCCCGCCGCATACTCTTCACGTGCGGTAATCCTGTGCAACCGCTCTTTCATCCGCAAAGTCCGCCTTCTGCGTGAAGGTTCCGGTACTGGTCAGTACCTTTGGCAGCCCGGTTTGGCTCAGGGTTCTCCAAGCACAATCCTTGATTGGCCATATTACGTTTCAGATCAGTACCCCACCGGTTTGACCAATGACGCGTTTGATAACAACGCTCTCGTTGCGACCATCGGCGATTTTGCGTACTACTGGATCGTAGACGCATTGAACTTCGAAGTTCAACGTTTGGATGAACTGTATGCGGCAACCAATCAGGTTGGCTTCATTGGTCGGAAAGAAACTGACGGCATGGTTGTGGCCGTGGATGCCTTCCGCAATTTGAAAGTCAAATCGACCTAAGGTCGTTTGAGTCTGAAATTCAATCTCTTGGAGGTAAACTATGAGATCAACAAGCCTGTTTGAAAAGATGGTTCCGGCCATCTCGAGTCTGAAGACCGCCGATAACGAGACCCTGACTGGTGCCGTCATCGATACCGCTGGGTATGAGGGAGTCTTGTTCGTGGCAGTCGCCCTGAAGGGGGAAGCCGCGGACTACATCATGAAAGCACAGCAAGATACCGTTGTTGGAATGGGTACCGCTGCTGATCTGATTGGATCTGCCGTGACTTTCAATACGACCATTGGTGCCGATGGTATTGGTGTCCTGGACATTTTCCATCCCGCCGAACGATACGTTCGAGCTGTTGTGACTGTCCCCAACATCACCACTCCGGTTCCGTGTTCCGTGGTTGCGATCCTTTATGGGCCAATTAAGGCTCCGGTTACCCAGGTGGCTGACAGCGAACGCCACATCTACCCTTCTGAAGGGACCGCATAATTGAGGTTTTTCCTCAGTTCTGAGGAGTGAGCGTCTCAATTTCTATATAGGCTGAAGGTGCTCAGAGGTGATCTGGGCACCTTTTGCTTATAAGATGTATATTCAATCATCAGATTTTTTGGAGGTAAAATGAGTGCTTTTTCTAACTATTTGGAAGACAAGTTGATCAACCACATTCTTCGGAATACGGCATACACCACACCGGGTACTTCGATTTATGTGGCACTTTATACACAAGATCCTACCGATGCTGGTGGAGCAGGTGAAGTTTCTGGAAACAATTATCAGCGTGTCCAGGTCTCAGCGTGGAACGCCCCGTCAAACGGGGCAACCTATAACACGAACGAAATTGCTTTTCCTCAAGCAAGTGGAACCTGGGGAACGATCTCGCATGTAGCAATTTTTGATGCGTTGACGGTTGGCAATCTTCTTTTTCATGGTCAACTGACCACGTCAAAATTGATTGAGTTAGGTGACACGTTCAAATTCCCAGCCGGTGATCTTGACATTTCCGTTGCCTAAAGGAGAAAACCATGGCAATCAAAATGAGTGAAACCGTTAGAAATGCGCGTCTCGATGCAATAGAGACAGCTATTGGGACGTCTGCTGTTTTGAAGATTAGAACCGGAAATCCACCAACCAACATTACAGACGCTGACTCGGGGTCTGTTTTGGCAACAATGAACTTGCCAAGTGATTGGATGGCGAACGCTGCAAGCGGATCAAAAGCATTAGCGGGAACTTGGCAGGATGCGACCGCTGATGGGACCGGGACAGCGGGACATTTCAGAATTTATGCAAGTAACGGAACGACACAACATTTGCAGGGAAGTGTCTCCGGAACGGGCGGCGGTGGCGATATGGAATTGGACAATACCTCAATTACCACTAACCAAACCGTAACCGTCACGACCTTTACATTGACTGATGGAAATGCATAAGTTTAAGATTTTTTATGATGGTCAAGAGCCCTATACCGGTGATCCTCAAACGGCACCGGTATTGGGCGTATTATGCATTATTGAAATTGATAAAGATCATGGAAGACGTTTAGTAACAAATGGAGATTATTATGTTTTAAGAGAACGATGGTATGCTGTAGATTTTGTGGGATTAGTTGATTATCTGGTTCAGCCTGGGTGGAAAAAAGTACTAATTGGCCGGTTGATAGATCGTGAGGAATATTATAAGGCAATCCATCAAGCCGAAACTGACCCAGACTTTCCCATTCGAACCGGTTGGGCACAAGGTGAGGAAAAATTATGACCGCCCCTCTTTTTACCCAAGTAGCATTCCGTATAAGAAATGATAATGGAAGTGAAACGACGGCAACGTGGCGACAAAATCAGGGTGTCGACGATACTATTGACGTTGACACCAATTTCAGGGTGCGGTTCTTAATTGACGAAACGAACTCAAGGGCATGGACCGCAAAGACGTGGAATTTAAGATACAGTCTGAATAGCGGGACGTATACGGCAATTGGGGCAGCGACACCGATCAAGGGATCGTTATCAAACAACTTTACGAACGGGGACGACACCACCAGCCAATTGACGGGCGGATCGGGAACGTTTGTCACCAACAACAACGGGATGCTGGAGACGAATACGGGGGCAACCAATACTGGGGCAGCGGGACAGTTCTTCGAAATTGAATGGTGCTTAACAATTGACAAGACTTTAGTGGCCTATAACGATACGATTGCTTTAAGAATTTATGATAGTTCAACAGCAATCAACGCTTATACCTCCACTCCCACAATCACAGTAAATGAGATAGTAATTGGAACGTTATCGAAGACATTAGACGACGTAACAAAAACTATAAATGGGACCGTATTAGTTGACGGTGACCTAAGTAAAACTCTTGACGGAATACTAAAAACCATAAATGGGACCGTATTAGTTGACGGTGACCTGAGTAAAACTCTTGACGGAGTGTCAGGGACTATAAATGGTGATGTATTGATTGATGGAGATTTGGATAAAAATCTCGATAATATCCAAATTTCAGCCACCGGTACGGTTATAACTCCTACAGCTGATGAATTTGGTGCAGCCGTTCTGGCAGGAGTAGCTCAACTTAATGGTGTAGGATTACGTGACCGTGTTACACAATCAGTGTTAAGCGGATCCGGTTTGATTGTTTCCTCACCAATGCGATCGAGAACGGCAGCAATGACGGCCACCGGTATTTCAACAATAATATCATTAGCAGCTCGCGAACGTGTAAGTGTTGTTACATTATTGAGTGTTGGTACACTTTCATCAATTGGGCAAAGACAACGTTCGTCACAAATGTCAGTAACAGGAATAGCCCAGGTATTAGGGACAGGATACCGGTTTAGAGTGGCGGCAACGACATTTAGTAGTATTTCAAGCGTTACTTCTCGGGGAATACTTCAGCGGAACGGTATTTCAACCTTATCAGGAGTTGGGTTGCTCTTATCAAGTGGTACGAGGACGTGTTCGACAGCCGCGATTTTTAGTGGAATAGGAACGCTCACTGGATCACCAAACAGAGTTCGACTTGTTGTCTCAGTGTTGACGGGGACAGCATTATTGACGGCTGAAGGTAAAGTTACCGGTTTCCAATATGCCGCTTCAACTTTATCAGGAATAGCATCAGTTTTAGGTATCCCTATTTCCGTTTTTCAAAGTGCTTCAACGTTGAATGGTACGGGAACCGTTCTTGCAACTCCATCAAGAACGAGATATAATATTATTCATCTAAACGCAAACGGATCACTGGAAGCATCCAGCGCAATTACACGGAATGGAATTTCTCAATTGAATTCATTGGGAAGTTTGATTGCCATATCACAAAGGGAACGCAATGGGATAATCTCAGTTGGAGGAACCGCAAACGTTTTCCCAACAGGGAATAGAGAAAGGTCATCATCAGCGTTACTAAACGGAATTGCGCAACTTATTAGTGATGGACAAATTTCGATTGATATGGCGGCCATTTTGGTGGCAATCGCAACCTTAACGGCATCTGGAGAAAGAATTATGTCACCTAAAATTGATATAAATATTTCGGGCCTTTTTGGAGAAATGGATAATTTGAGTGTACTTTTCAATGTTGACCAAAATCTAAGGGGATCAACCAGAGATAGGAATGTGGGAGGAATTTATGGTTAGCGTACAAAATATAAGCCTTTATAAAACAGAAGAACGGAGAATTCTCGTAACAGTAACAATTCCTGCAGGGACTCCCAAGAACCTTACGAATGCAGTAATCACATACGTGGTCAATAACGCTGACGGAACGGAATTCTTTAGAAAAGAAGGAGCGGATATCACTATCGAAGACGCTGTCAATGGCGTTTTTTCATTCTTATTGGATGGCCCCGTTGACTTCGCTGATATCATTTCAACATATGTTTTCCCACATTATTGTGTTGTAATTGATTTTACTTCCATAATGGATACCGTCTTCACTGGATATCTTAAAGTGATTGTTCTATAGGAGGAAATATGACTTTAGTAACCGTTGACGAAGCGCGTGCTCTAATAAAGACGCAACTCGATGATTTGCAACTTCAAACTATGATCGATCGATTGGAGGCCTTTATCGTTTCCAAAGTTGGACTTCCACAGACCGTGGCCGAAGATGTCGAGTTCACCGAAACGTTCCACGGTGGGACACGTCACCTTTACCTTGCACGAAAAATTCTTTCGATAGTGACAATCACTTCTGATGGCACATCAATAACTGCCGATGAATATCGTCTTTGGGAAAATGAAGGCATAATTGAAAGGATAAATGGAACTTGGGGCACCAAGATTGTGGTGGTTTATTGTCCCACAAATGACGCACCTCTACGTAAACAGGTCACCATTGATGCATTGAGAATTTGGATAGAGAGGACGTCATCAGTATCAGAACGCCTCGGTGACTTCTCGTATAATGCTCCCGATTGGGATATAGAAGTTCGTAAAATTCTTCGCAAACTTTCATTCACAATAATTTAGAGGTCACCATGAATTCAAACGAAATTTTGGCATTCTTATCAAGGCTCCCTACTGGGACAATCGTGAACGTAAATGTTGTTTTGGTTGTTGATCAAATTGCACCATTACCCGATCCGGTTCCCGATCCGGTTCCTGATCCGAAGCCTGAACCCGCACCAATCATCAAATATGTAAAAGCCATCAAGGAAGAGGGAAAGGTGAATGCATTTATGCAAAGGGGTGTCAATGCAAAAGGAATTCCAATTATTGATACCATCTATCCATCAAACAGTTCTCCGGTTACCCAACGCATCCAATTTTCTTTTGGCGACCTGATCCCAGTTTGGCCATCAATTGTCAAAGCAGATGGCGGGTCTGAGTTCTATAAAATTTACGATCCTGTAAAGAAGATGGCAACCGTTGATTTATACGTCAATCTCAGTCACGTGGCGTTAGAGTAAAGGAAAAAATATGGCCGTAAATTCATTGATGATCCATACATGCGATATCCAAAGGCCTTCATTGGTTACGACCGGGCGCTATCATCAAGCAGTTCCGGCATTTGCTCCGCTGGCGACCAATGTACTTTGCCGTTTGGATGAAATGAGTTCTCGTGGCGGACAAAGTGACCGTGCATTGGACGAGGCTGCTCATATGTATAAAATTTATTTACCTGGTGAAACGGATATTACGTCAAGGGATCAGATTGTGAACGTAGTTACACGTGAGGAAACGTTTGCGGGACCATTTCTTATTCGTTCAATTCTCAAACCGCATGGACGATCTCGATCGCATATCGAGGTTGTTGCGACCCTGTCCGAGTGATTGTGTGATATAATATGAGTAAGTTCAAATTAGTTTGGCGTGGAAAAGAGGTCGCGGAAGCGGTCCTTACCAAAACGGTTTCGCCTGCATTGGCTGAAGCTGGATTACGCGTTGAGAGTAAAAGTAAGCAAAAACTTCGCGCATCCAAGCAAGAAAGGAATGCAAAGGGGAAAGCCGTTTTTGTAAAGGGAGGCGGGCATGGTGTTAGAACGGCAACGTTACGTCGAAGCATCCATACGGCCGCACCAGGATATTCGTGGGCATCTGATGACGTTGAACCGGCTTCAGGTACGCCGGAAAGAGGTGGAACGAAACACGATCCTGGTAAGGTTGGAGACAGATTGACCGTTCAAGTGGGAACTGGAATGAGGTATGCGATTTATGTTCACCAAAAACATAATGATCCAACCGTTCTCCATTTTCTCATAACGTCTGGTGCTGAAGTACGAAAAGAAATGCCAACGATCATAGGGAGATATCGATTAAGATGATGATTGACCCGCTCGATTTAGTTATAAATTATTTGATTGCCGATTCAACTTTGTCGACCTTAATCGGGGTAAACATTGCCGAAAGTCACGAGTATGGAACCAATTGGGCGCCCGGATCTGGTGGCGTTTCTGTAACAATCGATGGTGGTCAACCAGAAATTTATCTTCCAATTCAAAAGCTTCGTTTAGAAGTTTTATGTTATGGGTCAACTTATGAGGATGCCTTCAAAATTTATCGAGCTATTCACGACGTCTCACGGACAACTGAGCGAGTCGTTGTTCATGGAGCAGACGGATACGGTTTGATTTATTACATCCTTCCACAATCAGGGCCAACTAAAATGTTAGATCCTGATCTTGGCGATATGGATATCATTATTGGTTTTTTTGAATGTCTTATCTCAGAAGAAACCTTGACGATCGAAGAAGAAATACCGAATTAGGAGGTATTATGAAGAAGCAATCAGAAAACAAAATGCTTTCACCCAGTGGGGATGTCGAAAATAAAGACGTTGAAATTTCCGCAACGTTTTCTCCGCATGTAAAAGTAAAAATCCGATCAATGTATGATGTGGTCGGAATTGGTGGTCCCAATGAGGTGGTTGAAGTCGATCAAAAGACGGCAGATTACCTTGTGCAAGAGAACCTTGCTGAAAAAATCTTAGGAGGTGATGAATGAATTCTTATGAACTTTTGACTGGAGTTGGAGCTTTGTACGTGGCGCCGGTTGGTGAGGTGTTCCCCGCACTTGAAGTTACCCCAGCGGGAAACTGGGTTGCTCTCGGAAATACTATTGATGGTGTAACGATCAACATTGAGCAGGAAAATGAAGAGATTACGGTCGATCAGGAAACTGGTCCGGTGAAGGCAATCAGAACAACCGAAGGCGTTACTGTTTCAACGAACCTGGCTGTAAGCACTTTGGAAAACCTGGCTCAGGTCCTTTCTCAAACAATTACTACGGTTGCACCAGGATCTGGAACAATTGGCACCAAATCAATCGGCCTTTACCGTGGAACAACCGTCGTTGAAAAAGCTTTTCTTTTCCGTGGCAATTCACCTTATGGTGCTGCGTTTACCGGGCAGTATCAATTGACCAGAGGGTATTTCGCCGGTGAGACCGAGACTGAGTTCGTGAAAGATGGGGTTGCCCAAATTCCTATTGAATTTCGCGTTTTGGTGGATCTTGCTGCAGGATCTGATGCATTGAAATTCGGCAAACTTATCGTGAAGCACGCAGCTGCAACCTAGCATTTGGAGGTAACTTATGAATTCTTATGAACTTTTGACAGGTGTTGGAACGCTTTATGTCGCCTCATTGGGAGAGACCTTCCCATTGGTTGATGCCGTCCCTAGCGTGAATTGGATCAATTTAGGGAATACAATTGATGGTGTGACCATCAACGTCGAACAAGAGAACGAAGAAATTTTTGTTGACCAAGAAACTGGCCCAGTGAAGGCCGTAAGGACGACCGAAGGGATCACTATTTCAACCAATCTTGCCGTGAGTACGCTCGAAAATTTGGCTCAAGTCCTTTCTCAAACGATCACTACCGTCAATCCGGGCGTTGGTGTAATTGGTACCAAATCAATCGGATTGTATCGCGGTGTTTCTGTTACTGAGAAAGCATTCCTTTTCAGAGGATCATCCCCATATGGAGCCAGTTTTCCCGCTCAATATCAACTGACACGGGGGTACTTTGCTGGTGAAACTGAAAGTGAATTCGTAAAAGATGGTGTCGCTCAAATCCCCGTTGAATTCAGGGTTCTTGTTGACCTTACACAAGGAACCGAAGCATTGAAATTTGGAAAATTGATTGTGAAGAGTGCGGCGGCCCTACCATGACAAAGACACTTAATCTCGATGAACTTCTTGGTACTCAAAAAACCATCAAAATTATTTTTGGCGGTTATGAATATTTCATGTTGCCGCCAGAGGCAATGGGTCCTCGCCAAATGGCTGCCCTTTCAAACTTCAACAAAACCCTATCCCTTGATTTAGGGACTGAAGAAATTTCTGAAGAAGAGGCAGCCAAGATCGAGGTAATGGTTGACAAGGCGATCGCAATCTTTTGTGAAGATCTTTCCAAAGTAAAGGTTCCTTTCATGGGAAAAGTTCAGATCATCAACTTCTACATGGAAGAGTCGGGGCTTGCCGCAAAAGCAAAAGAGGCAAAAGATAACCCGGGAAACTGACCGTCGACTGGGGCTACGTTTTCACCGAACTCTCGCATTGGTATGGGCTAGGGTTCGGTGAAATTTCAAGAATGCCGCAGTCGGCAATTGATGCGTATTTGGAAAGAATTCCGCAACTCAGATCACGACAGATACTGGGATTTGTAGAAGCCATTGACATCGCTCTTGCCGATAAACAACACAAAAAGAAAATGTTCTCCCAGTTGATCGACTTGGCCGGCTTCGAAAAGAAGAGGGAAGTCCCCTCGATTGAAAAATTGGCTCTTATCGGAATTGGGGTGGAGATAATAACATGACCGGATCAGGAGCGAGTCTTGGTGAAGCGGTTCTTGACCTAACTGCAGATCCTACAAAACTAAAATCAGATATGTCGGCAGCCCAGGGAATGGTAAAGGGCCAAATGTCGACAATGGCAAAAACAATTGCCTCGACCGGAAAGCAAGGATTTGCCGAACTCGGGGCGAACGTTGCTGCTTTTGGAACGAAGGCAGCTTTGGGGTTTGCGGCCGCATTTACTGCTGTTGGAGTTGGCGCTATAAAAATGGCAATAGATGCCGCACCTCTTCAAACCGTTCAAGCAAGTTTTGACGGGTTGGCCACTGCGGCAGGAAGCGGTATGGACGAAATGCTCGCGGCACTCCAAAAGGGATCATCGGGGATGATCGCGAACCGAGACCTTATGATGTCATTCAACAAGGCCTCACAACTAATTTCCAAAGACTTTGCGGTTCAATTGCCCGATGCTATGAAGTATTTAGGTAAAATTTCCGCATCGACCGGTGACGATATGGGTTACCTTATGAATTCATTGGTCGTGGGTGTTGGCCGTTTAAGCCCAATGATTTTGGATAACCTTCAAATTCAAGTGACGTTAGAACAAGCCACAGCAAGAGCCGCTGAGATGTACGGAAAAGAGGCAGATGCTTTATCAAAAACCGAGTTGCAAGCGGGTATGATGGATCTGGCCCTCACAAAATTAGCCGAGAATACCAAGGATATTCCTGACGTCGCGGGTTCTGCCCAAGCAGAGATCGTTGGTTTGGGTGTAACCTTCACAAACCTAAAAGATGAAATTGGGATGAAACTGATCCCCGTTATTTTGCCGTTCATCAAGTACATTTCAGAATTGGCCAAAAAGTATCTGCCAATGTTTACGGAAAAATTGGGAAACGTTCTTGAAAAAGTTGGCTGGGTGGTCGAAGCCTTCCTTGACGCGGGTCCCGGTTCTTTAGAATTCAAAGAGGCTCTGTCAACACTTTTTGGTGGTGACATGGTCGCGAACATTATGAATTTCTTTACCCAAATCGGGAACGTCTTTACGTCGATCGGTGACTTTGTAACCAAAACACTGGTTCCGTTTGTTGTAAAATACGGACCCCAACTAAAAACATTCTTTATGACCTTGGGCGCAATCTTGGCGGCTGCTGGAATCGTTTCAGCAATCGCAAGTATTGGTGCGGTAATCGCATCACTGTTTTCACCAATCGGTCTGATCGTGGGGATTATCGCTCTCTTAGCAGCAGCCTGGGCAGGAAACTGGGGTGGTATCAGAACCGTATTGACAGACTTTTGGTATAATACAGCACTCCCAATTTTAACAGAATTATGGACCTGGCTAGGACCTGTAATTTCACAAGCGATTACCGCATTAGCCAACTTTTGGCAAAATGTTTTGCTTCCTGCAATTCAAACTGTTTGGAATTTTATCTTAACAAAAGTTTTTCCATTATATGCGACCTTATTTGAGTGGTTAGCCACGGTAATCCCACCAGCGATCCAAACACTCTCAGACTTCTGGAATAATGTCCTTTTACCGGCCTTCGATGCCGTTTGGGCATTCATCGATCAAAATATTTTGCCAGTTTTAGGCCTTCTCGGTGAGCTGATCGGAGTGATTTTGGTGGCGTATGGAGAGGCTCTTGGTGCACTTTGGAACAACGTACTTCTTCCAGCATTCACTGCTGTTTGGGCATTCATCCAAGACAAAGTCATTCCTATTCTACAGAAATTAGGTGAATGGATAGATGTAAACCTTATGCCTATTCTTGAAACGATAGCGGACTTCTTACTTGCAGGATTGGAAAAAGGGTTTACTGCAGTTTCAAAAGCAATTCAATGGGTCATCGACAAAGTAAAAACATTGATTGACTGGTTTCGCCAACTTAGAGGGGCAGCCCCCAAAGAATATATGCCTGGTTCGCTTCCTCCGCTTGCTCAGGGTTTTGCTGATATCAGTGAGCAAATGAAAGGCGTAAGACAACAAGCGGGGGCTATGATGGGAACACTTGAAGGACTTTCTGCATTTGGAGGGGTTGCGCTTCAAACTGGCTTTTCACTCAATCCAACATATGCACCACAACCATACTCAGGACCTCCTGGTGAGGCCCAGATGAACCCATTTGGCACTAATGTAGAGATACACATCCACGGTGACGTAGGCTCTCAGGGTGATATTGACCTTTTGGCTCAAAAAGTTGTCTCGTATATAAACTTAAGACGGAGAAAATAATATGGCCTTTGACCTCGATCTATACCAAAATTCCACAACGTATTCACTCGATAGTGGAACGTACGTTTATGGGGTCGATTGGGTTCCCATGAACGGGAACGATACTGAAACTGAAGTCGTCGAGTCAATCTTAATAAAACTTAAGGGGACAGGCGCCCAAATTCTGGCTCAGGTTTCTGTTTGGGAGCGTCTTCTAAGTGAAGCAGAAGATTATGCAAAAACCTCAATCAATCAATTACTTCGAGTTATGATCCGAGCACGACTTGACACTGGTGAGTCGCTTTACGAATCGGTAGTCCTTGGTGGATGGATCTCTTGGAACTCACGAAAACCACAAATCTCTCTTGTGTCTCAATTTGCTGAGATTACAGTTAGTGTGAGGCGTCAAAATTTTTGGGATGCTGTAACTCCTATTGTAATCCCTCTTACGAATAGATATGCGACGAGAACGACATCGGCCATAGCAGTTGATAACCGAGACGATTCGACACACGATAATTTCGTAACGATTACGGGAACCGACGTTCTTGGATCGTTACCAGGGGCAACCAAAATAGAATTCAAAAATACATTCAATGACAGCTTACGCGCCGGTGACGTCTACTTTTTCTTGAATCGGCGTTCAGCACCCGCATCATTCCAGCACATGATCGAAGGCGAATCGGCAACTTCTGGTGGGTCAACGGTAGCGGACGCTAATGCAAGTGGGGGTAATACTAGAACGGTAACAATCGCTGCTACTGGTGAGACAACGATGTATTATTGGGATTTGACCACGACAGTTTTGGACAATGCGAAAGGTAACCTTTTCAGAATTTATGGAAGCTTCAAAGGTCTATCATCAGTGGCCTCAACTTGGATAAAATTATTTATTTCGATTGCCGGATTGACAATACTCTCAGAAGGAAAATGGAAGATTATTTCAGGTTATACCGGCGCTCTTGTTGATTTTGGCACGTTTAGACTCCCTCCTTATCTTGTGGATACGGGTTCCGTTTATCCATTACGTCTTCATATGGTTGTAAAAACGACAAACTCGACATCCAGACCTTTCGATCTCGATTATCTTCTTTTGGGCTCCGTGGATGAGAACAGAGTTTTACGATCAAATGGTTATGGACTTGGTTATAACGTTACCCTTTATGATGATCCTAAAAATAGGGCCCTTTATACGGATGGGTGGAGTAGTACAGGCAAATTGGGTAATTACATTGGTATCGGCGACCCCATAAAACTTTGGCCCGGAGCCGATTCGAAACTTTACTTTCTTTGGGGAAGTCAAACGGGTTCGTGGATATCAAAATATACGGCAACCGTAAAAATTTCACATTACCCCAGGAAGAGGGCACTATGAGAAAGTTTTCAATCGTAATGAAAGACAGAAAAGGCAACTATATCAATTCTGATTTTACGTCTTTATTACAGGTAATCGGATTTTCCAAATCAGCAATTGGTGGTCCACTTTGGGCCCGTTTACGAATGAATTCTACTAACGAGGACTACGCAGCCGAACTCGTCAATGCTCTCCGTTACCCAATTGAAATTTATGATGTCGAAACAGGAGAAAAGGTTTGGTGGGGTATTGTTTCGGAAATGAGAATTCCAATTGGGGTTGGTGCTTCTTTTTCAATAGGCCTTTCACTTGAACGTCTTTTCAATTACGTAAAAATTGTATATTCATATTCACCTCCAGGTGGAGGAGCAGCAGAGTACAGAGAGACAGCATGGGCAAATGACGCGTCATCTGTAACGGAATATTGGCGAAAAGAAAAAATCATTTCGTCATCAGCCTCTAGCGATATGGCCGCCGCCTCCAAACGGGATACGATCCTCGCAATAGGAAAGGTACCAACTCCCAAATTGGATTTTTCTGGTCTTGAATTTCCTGAGATTGATTGTATTGGTTATTGGGAAACGCTTTCATGGGTTTATTATCTTCACCTTGCGGGTGTCGAGGCGAATGCCGCAGGTGGAGAAGAACAGGATTTAGGAAAGATAGCGGGTAACACAAAAATTTATCAAAAGATAATAAACAATTCTGGCGAGTCTTGGATGGCCTATAATATTTCAATATATGCCTCGACTTTCGGAACGCCAACTGATAATCTTATTGTCCAACTTTGTGCCAATAACGCTGGTGTTCCAGGAACGGTTCTCGCAACGGCAACAATACCCGCATCCGAAATTGAAAGCGGAACACAAAAGATTACTAAAGATTTTTCAACTCCGGTTACATTTGAATTGGCCACGACCTATTTTCTTGTTGTGAGTCGTTCGGGTGCGCTTTCATCTGTAAACCATTATAAAATCGGGGTTGATGAAGGCTTATCATACACTTCTGGTGAAATGAGACTTTGGAACGGATCTTCCTGGGTGACAAGAGTTCCGGATGCTGACCTAAAATTTCATCTCGGTGGCGTTTACGAAACCAGCCGGCAACTTACAGAGGTAATCAACGAATCGGCCCAATTCGATATTGGTGTGGAAGTGACAGACGCATCCGGTCTTTATTCTTCCCAATATCGTGATGGTTCGCGGAATGCAAAAGAAGAGGCAGAAGAATTGATGATCACAGGAACCTCAGGCCTTGTCAGGTATGTTGGTGGCGTGGATGAGGATTTGCATGTTAGAATATATGCAGAACCAGCAGAATGGATTGCTCGCAGTACCGCATCAAACATTCGGATGGACAAAAACGGGAACATTTTTGGAATGGTATCTAATACACCCGTACCAAATTGCTTCTGTCCGGTTGGCGTTTGGTGTGAATTAGTTTCAAGGACTCCGGTTGTGGACGCCATTCAATCAACAGAGGATCAATTCATGTTTTTCATTGACTCAGCAGAGTACAATGCGGAAGATGACTCATACAAACCACAACCACGTGCTTCAGTTTCGGATATTGAACAAATCACCGGATTTGGACTTTAGGAGAATTCATGGATATCAGTGAGCTCGCAAAAAAGTTAGAGCCATTTTTTCTGAGAGTAATTGCGACAGCCGGTGTTACACCAATCGGTGCCGCTTACGCACCAGATCCACACCCATTATCTTCGACGCATCATACCGGTCTTTTGATCGATTCGCAAGGTCCCCAATTTCTTTTGATTGATGGAACACGAACACTAAATGGGAATTTGGCAGTTGCTTCAAATGTTACGATTGACGGGATTGATATCTCCGCTCATGCCGCGAACGCGGCCGCCCATCACGTCGCATTCACTGGCCTTTTAGATAACGCAAATACGGTAGTATCAGTTGACGGAAATAACCGGATAAAAATAGCGAGTGGTGATGGAATTGATACCGTAGCGGGAACCAACCTGATCACAATTACTGTTGATGTATCTGACATTTTGGGCGTCGGTATCACTGAAGATGGAAGCAACAATATTGTTTTGGGAACGCCCTCAACACTAAACGTTTCATCAACAAATTCAGTTTCAGGAACAACGCACAGTCACGCAATCACATCATCTAGCAATCCCGGAGCAGCCGCCAGCATTCTGGCTACCGATGCGAATGGTGGAATTGCATTAGACACAAACCTTCTTGTAGCCTCCGGATCGTTGAATACGATAGGGATTGGGGTTGCCGCTCCGACCGGTTACAGAGTGGACATAAGAGAAGGCACGAATAAACAATTAAAATTATCTTATAGTGACGCAATATTTGGCGAACTGTTCCAAACAGCAAGTGATCTGAAATTACATACTACGTCGGGTAGGATGTATCTCAACTCCAGCGCAACTTTGGGCTCGTTTTGGATTGACATTGGCGAATCGAATATAACGAATGATACGCAACTAAGATTTAGAACAGGGTCTTATACAGCATCCTTATCCCAGTGGTCAACCGGCGAATTTCAAGTAAACTCGAATAAAGACCTTCGTTTTAGTGTACCGAATCCGACTAATGACCCCAATGCCTATTTTAGGTGGAGTTTTTATACGACAAGTTGGCAAGATATAATGACTTTGAAAAACGACCGTTCACTCATATTGAATGGGACGGCCAATATAATCAATGCCTCGGCAAATCCCCAAATGAAATTATCGTACGACGGTTCAAATTATATGAACGTCACGATTGACATAAATGGGAACGCTACAATGGCTCCGACCGGTGACCTTCTTCTTGATCCAACTGGAAATGATGTCGTCCCTGTAACAAATTATGACATTTCATTGGGATCGCCAACCAAAAAATATCTATCACTTTATGCAGCGGAATTGATTGTGACTAATTTGGTTGCTGCAAACGTTCTCTCAACAATTGGTGGACGAGTTGTGGTTGCTCCCACGACAATCTTTACTACAGACGTGGCTGCCGGTGATACCACGATTTATGTAAAACATAATAGTTTGGTGAATAATGATACCATTTATTGCGAAGGTGGTGGACAAGTTGAGTTCATGCGGATTACGTCAGGGCCTAGTGGAGTCGGCCCTTATTCATATACCGTTACCCGTAATCTCGACGGAACTGGAGCAAATGCATGGATAAAGGGGGATGCTGTCTTAAATACTCGACAGGCGGGACATGGATTTATAGACCTTTATGCGACAACCGGAATAAGTGCACCGTCAGCGTTTGGACCAACTTTGGTTGGAAATGTCCGTCTTTCACAAACCTATAATGACTGGACTGAGCATTTTGCGATTGGTAATCTGAACGGTGTTTATGGTTATTCGGCAACGGCTTATGGAGCGGCCTTTGGCAAATATGACCCGTCTGCTTCATATCTTACAATTGATGACACAAACGGGATTAGGTTTATGGCAGGAGCTGTGAATATTGCGAAATGGGCCATGAACGGTGATATTACAATAGGTGAGGTGAATTCAAGCAAGTCGAATGTCATAATCAGTAGCGGTGGCCTTTCAATACGCAATAACACAACCACGTTGATCAATCTCGCATCTACTGGTATTTTGACAGTTGGCGAAGTTGGGTCGGGTAAGTCGAATGTTCTAATAAGCAGTGGAGCGGTATCGATAAGAAATAACGTCACTGAAATTATCGGGTTGACATCGGCAGGTGTCCTGACAGTTGGCGAAGTTGCGGTAAGTAAGTCGAATGTCCTGATCAGCAGCGGTGCACTTTCGATACGCAATAATACGACAGAGAGAATCGGCTTAGATGCGTCCGGTATCCTGACGATCAAAGACTCTGGCGGTAATGCGGTATTCACGTTCAATGCAAGTACTGGCGCTGAGTTTACAAAAGCTCTCACTCTTGGCGTGAATGGCGGAATTTATCAAGGCACTGGTACGTTTAGCAGTCCCACGACAGGCCTAAAAATCTATTCAAAATACGATGCCCCTGATTATTTTGGATCAATTGCCGGATACAATGGCGGCGTAGAACAGTGGAGTGTAGGTTCGGATGGGTATATCCATGCTGGCTCAATACTAATTTACAAAGACGTTTTAACAGTCCCAGGGTGCGTAAATCTTACAACTAATGGCAACGTCAATGTAACGAATTCAACATATATTATGTGGGACGGTTCAACTTCTAATAGCATTATAAATACAAAAGCGGCAAGCGGCGAATACTCGATGCAAATGTTAGTTACCGGGCAATACGTTTCAAATTTAAGGCTAAAGTCAGACGGCGGGTCGGGGAAGATAGCAGAACTTTATCTAAACTCATTTGGTACATCCGGTCTTACATTACCGACAAGTTATCCAACTTTGTCCATCACTGGAGGAATAACAACATCAAGTCAGTATCAACGCAACTCAACTGCTGGCTGCATATTCGTTCCCTTGAACCCATTTGTTATGATGGACACTACTGGCAATTCTTGGAACGGGTCATTATCGAGAAATACGGGTACTTATCCTTTCGATATGCAAGATGTGAATAATGGTAGTATACCTTCCGCTGCTAAGGCAATTGCTATAAGAATGTCAGCTATTCAAACGGCTGGAGGGAGTAACTTCGTTGGGGCAAGAGCACGCGGTTCGTCTAATACCAATTATCCTGTAGGGGCGATATCACTGAGTTCGACAATAAGCACTAGTTCATCGGGAATTGTCAATCTCGATGCCACCAATAGCGACATAGAAATTATTGTAGGTGGAGCAAATGCAACAGGCTGTTATGCTATTTGTTACGGCTATTTTATCTAATTGGAGAGAAAAATGAAAAGACAAGTTACATTACGAGAAATTCTTGGATCGATTGAGGATTTGAGAAAGGTTTCTAAAATTCCTGTTAGTCCTTTGGCTGCTTTCAGGATTAGTACAATTGTTCGTGAAGTATCAGGGTATATTGAAGATTTTGTAAAACAACACAATGAGTATGTTGACAAATTCTCAAAAGGTGAGGGATCTGAAGGGATCGTTCCTGAAGAAAACATGGAGGAATTCACCAAAGCAATTCATGAACTTGAAAGTGTTTCAATAGAAATTCAATCTCAGCTTGTTCCAATTGAGAAATTTGGTGACTCACAACTTTCCGCTGAAGAAATTTATAAAATAATCTGGATCTTTGAATAGGAGAGTCGCATGGAAGAGACACAAAATTTTCGTGTCCTACTTGACGAGGGTCAGGTGGATGAAATGCCCCAAACATTGAGTGAAATATTAGAAAAATTTGAGGTCGATCAGGAAGAATGGATCGTTGAAAGATATCTAATCAACACGTGGCAAATAGGACGACGAGACGAGGCCAAAGAACTCATATTTGTTGAGGGCAAAATTTCGGGAAGCATAAATGATAAGGGCGAAATAAAGAAAACCAACCTATACCAAATCAAGGTTTGGATAGCGAGAAAGAACCCAATCTCTTTTGAGCCCGTAATATCACCAATCCAGATTACCATGCCGCCCGTTTTGCATCAACCTAAAACAAAAATTGGAGGAGCCCAAACCGCATTGATCATCCCAGATCCACATTTTGGGTACCTAAAGGACACGAATACTGGCCAATTGGTTTCGATGCATGATCAACGAGCCCTCGATATCGTTTTCCAAATTGCACAAGAATACCACTTTGATTTTGTCATCTGGTTGGGGGACATTCTCGATCTTGCCGAGTGGAGTGATAAGTTTATACGAAGTCCCGAAATGTACTTCACCACGCAACCCGCAATCATTTCAGCATCCACATTTATGGCCAAAATCAAATCAGTAACCTCTGATGCCGTCCACGTCGCCCTTGCTGGGAACCACGAACAGAGGCTTATAACTTCGATCATCATGAACCTAAAACAAGGATATCACTTGCGATCCGTCGACGAGTTGAGTTCACCCCCGTCCTACTCAGTGGAACGCCTCCTTGACCTAGAGGGGATCGGCATCGAATACATTCCCGGATATCCAAGTGGAGAATTTTGGTTGAGCGAAAAAATCCGATGTATCCACGGAAACGTGGTCCGAGCAGCACCCGGATCCACCATGGGGCAGGTCGTCATGAGTGATACGGTTACAACAATCCAGGGGCACATCCATCGGATCGAGGCCGTAACAAGAACGGTAAAAAATTATGAAGGGAAAGAAGTAATTTGGGGTATCTCACCCGGGTGCCTTTGCAAAACGAATGGCGTAGTTCCGGGCTCGAGTAACAACCATTGGCAGCAGGGATTTTTGATCTTGACGTTCAATGAGAATGATTTATTATCCCCCAATATCGTAAACATCCAAAACGGTACCGCACTCATAAATGGTAAAATGTATTTTGGTGAAGAAGATGAGCAAATCAATCTCGCAACCTATATGAATGGGGTACCTCCAACAACCTCCCAGTGAGGACCAGAGACACGCAGCGCAGTCCGATGATAGAATATACATCAATAAAAAAAAGAGTCTCGGTGATCTGAGACTCTCTTTTTTCGTCACGTCCTTGGTTTACCAAAGGCTCGCTTTCTCCGTGAGGCCCTTGGTCCAGATGAAATTTTCAATGAGAAGGATGAGGTACACAAGTTCGACCTTGGTGAAGGTGGCATAAAAACCCGGATCATATCCCCCGTCTTTTTTGGCGGCCAAGGAGACGAGGGCGTTTTTCTTCAGGCGCAAGAGATATGATGCTCGGTGTTCGCCGTTGCAGTTGACAATCTGGTGGTTCCGGGAGTCGATGAGTGTGAGAAGGTTTTTCATTTTGTGGCTCCTAGCGGTACTGAAACATCCAAGTTCGGGGACCAATTTGGCCGGTGTATGCGATCGAGAGTGGAAGAACTTTATCGTTGACAAAAACGCGTCCGTTTACGATGGTCGCGGTCTCACCAAAAACTTCCTTAACTTTCTTTTCGAGCTTTGCCTGAGAATTGAATTTTAGTACGTAGGTTTTCATGATCGTCTCTCCTCTAAATTTTGATTATGAGACAATTCTAATACAAACCACCCCAGCGTACATAGTAGCAATGTAATGAAATGTAATGAATATCGTATGACAAATCATTACATTTGGGGATCTGCCACAAACCCCGCAATGAAACGGATTGAGCCCCCGAAGGGGCTCGTTTGGTTTTTGAAGGTCTAGGGGATGTAAACGGTCATTTCAAATTTTCCGCTCTGCATCGTGTGCCACATGATCCGGATTTCTGAACGTTCGATCCCGCTCAGCGCGATCCCGGCATCTCCGTCGCTGCCGCAGAAAATTCCACTCCACGGGGTTCCGTCTTCCTGAACCATGAACATTCCGTCGGCGGCCAATTTCGTTTTGATTTCGTCGAGGGGGAATTCCATGTGGTAGGTGCTGTTGAGGGTTTTGAAGCTTTTGTTCATTTGGTTTCTGCGGGAAGTTCGTGAGTTTGTCATTTTTTTCTCCTTAAAATTTCGATTGGTTGATTATGAAACAATTCTATCAACGAACCCTCCCGGTGTACATAGTAGAAACAATGACAAATGTAATGAATATTTTATGACAAATGTAATGATCCCCTATTTCTAGAGGATCATTATCGTGTCTGAATTATTTTTTAGAGAAGTTCGAATTGATCTTCGTAACCCCATTTTCCTTCGCCATTGTCGAGATCGACATCGTAAGTAATTTCGTCATTTTTCTCGCCAATTCTTACGATCGTTCCGCGGAAAGTGCTTCCGGTCCAGGTGGTGTAAATTACGCGGTCGTTGCGATTGAATTTGGCTTTTGTTTCCCATTTTCCCGTTTTGCTGTTGTATGCTTTCATCGTGCGCTCCTTGAAGTGAATTTTGATTATGAGATAATTCTAATTCGAAGTCCACGGATGTACATAGTAAAAATGTAATGATTTGTAATGATTACCTCATTACATTTCATTACATTTTATTTTGGTCTGGATGATAATTTCAGTCGTTGAAGATCGTGGCCTTCATGCTCTGATCTGATGTGGCGTATTTCCAAAGAAGGATATCTTCAAGTGTCGAGTCCCAACCAATCTCGAGGAGGTGGAAGACCATGACGTTGTTATCGACGAGAAGTTTGAATGAGGTAGGGGGGACAAACAACTGAAGTTGGGAAGCCTCGATGATGAAAGTGTTCTCCGAGCGATCAAATCCCCGGTTCGTAAAATCTGAGAACCCAATTTCGAGTTCATTCGCGACGAACCCCTGAGAAATTTTTTCGGTCCAGATTGCCCGTGCTCCCGCCTTGGACATCATTTCGCTATCGACGAGTTTGGCTGGGAACCGAGGATCAAAAATTTTGACGATCATGACGTTGTCGATCGCGACGCTCTGTTCAAACGAAACTCGGTGAGTGTTTCCGGCAACTTTCTTGGTGAGGGTGAAAACTTTTGTGGACATTTTGGGCTCCCTGAACTTAAGATTGATTGATTATGAGGCAATTCTATCAAAGGATCGTCAAGGTGTACATAGTAGAAATGTAATGATTTGTAATGAACATCGTATGACAAATCATTACATTCTGGATTAGAAACGCCACTTCATTGAGATGATTGCTGCCCGCCTTTCGAAAACCAAAATCTTATTTTTCTTGACTCGCCGATCCCATGCCGCTTGATCGACCCAATTCATATCAACCTCGATGGTCGTTTTGTATTGCGACTCACCACGCACCGCTCGCGTAACGAACCGTTCAAGCCAGGGTCCCATTTCCTCCCGCGTTTTGAACCATCGAATGGCAATCATAAAATCCGCAATTGGATCGAGGTGAACGAATTCGTAATGCTCAAGGCTAAGACCTGCATTGTAAAGAAGCCAAAGGCAATCCTCAAATTTTTTCTGTTGCTCTTCCAAGTCATACATTTCGCAAATCCCTTCCAACATCCAAAATCCAGCAAATTAGAATGAATACACCAAGTGCAATGGGGATTGCCCATTGGGTTGAGTACCCCTTCATTGGAGCCCAAATTTGGTAAATTATTCCTGCTCCAGATCCGACGACAAAGGCTAAGAAAATTTTGGCAAGAGGATGGGCATTCATCGCCCACCTCCTGCCAATTTTCCTAAAATTCTGAGTGCGACACCCTTGTGGGTTCCGACGGTCGATCCCGGATAATCTCGATAAGCACGATTGACGGCCGATTCGAGGCTGAGGGCATAATAACTCGTAGTGAAAGTATTACCCTGAGCAGTGGTGATTGTCAGTTTGAAACTTCGTTCTTGGTCTGCCATTTTGAACTCCTAATCGTAAAGAATGAATGAGGTGGATTTGTGGTATTAGTTGATTATCTCAATTACGAAACAATTCTATCAACTGATTGCAAAAGTGTACATAGTAGAAATGTAATGAAATGTAATGAGTATTGTCATGAGGTCTCAATAACCAGGTAAGCGATGGATGAGTAAGAATCTCTTCCAATGCTTTCACGATACTCGTTCAAAGTCCGCGTTTGGTCCTCGAGAGAGATCATGAGATTCGGATATTTAGGAAAGTCTTTCGCCTTGATAAGGTTCGTCATTGCTTTCTTAAGTTTGGTGATGTCACGCCTCATGTGGATGTAAAGGTATATTGGCTCGAATTTCAAATTGTTGATAGCCTCTTCCGTAATCCCATGAGACGTCATAAACGATTTTGTCGTCGAGTCATAAAGCCAAAATGCAAAAGCGTCATAGTCATTGGGAATTTGCGGCCAATAATCTTCCTCAATCCCAAAATTCAGAATTATATTGACCTTTGCCAAAATCTTGGAGGCCAAACAGGTCAACAAATCATTCCTGGCCAATTGGTAATCGGACTTACACGCGTAAAATGAACGCCCGGGGATAAGTTCACGGGAAACGACCTCAACCTTGATGTCCTTCCAATGGCGCGTGTGTTCACGAAGATAACTCGATGAACTCCCCCACTCGGCCCAGATCCCCTCCACAATTTCACTACGAAAAAATTCATCAAACATGATTTTTTGGGAAAGACTAGAAACGAACAGGATGTGACGGGTGGTTGCTGCTGCTGGCATTTGGGTTCTCCTTAAATCTGAACGAAAGTCTCGCCGTCGATGACGTATGCGGTGGTCCGAAAACCCCTGATTGTCACTGCGATCATGGTGTAAGTGGTTCCGGCTGCAAAAGTTCTGATCCGGTGCTCTGTTCCGGTTGGGTTAAGTTTTTGTAAAGTTTGACCGAAGAGAAACTTTGAAACGGGATTTG